TCAACAGTTTGTTCTGATTCCACAATCGGTGCATCTTCAACAGTTTGTTCTGATTCCACAATCGGTGCATCTTCAACAGTTTGTTCTGATTCCACAATCGGTGCATCTTCAACAGTTTCTTCTGATTCTACAATCGGTGCATCTTCCACCGTTTCTTCTGATTCCACACTAGGTTCTTCTTTTACGGTTTGTTCTGATTCTACACTTGGTTCTTCTTCCACCGTTTCTTCTGATTCTACAATGGGTGCTTCTTCTAGTGACTGTTCTGTATTCTCGCTCGGAACTTCATCCACGGTATGGTCTGAAACTTCAATCTGCTCTTGTGGTTGTTCTACATTCTCGTCTATTGCATTTTCCGCACTAACATTCTGATTTTGTTCAGGTTCTTTTACCGCCCCCTCATTTGGGTTTTCTCCTTCTCCACCCATTTGACCAACATTCTCAGATATTCTCTTTGATGCATGTAGATAAATTTCAACATTACGTTCTTCAAATGGTAATTGACAATGACTTAGATTTCGAACTCCACGACCAATAATTTGTTCGGTTCGATTCAAATTATACCATGGCTCTAGTATATGCACCTGACGTACATTTTTAAAATCCAAACCCTCGGCTGCCGCCTTGGTTATTAAAATAACCTTAATTTTCTCGCCATTTTTATTATCGGGATTAGTAACCTGTTTGATATCCTCCAAGTTATTAGGGGAAAACGATGGGTCACCAGAAATGATAACGTATTTAGCTGGTTTAAAACCATCGCCTGTAAATTCGCTACGAGGTTTCATAGTAATTGAATCAATTGGTTCACTAGGCGAAGTCTTAAATAAAGATTTGGTATGTTGGGCTGCACCATACCTAGAAAAGCCCATTTCCTCAAGTGATAACGCTAATGGGACTATTCCGCCATCTATGTATTGGGAATAAACAATGATAATTCCAGTAGAGTTTTTAATTGTTTGGCATATATTGGAAATTTTATTACTGTATTTAGATATCTCTGCTGGAGTAAAGATTCTTCCATATTTTTCCAGTACGTCAGGTTTATATTCAAACTCATGTCGCAACATATAAGTAGATTTAACGGTTTTAAATGTCATAATATTTGAAAGACCTTCTTTACCAAGCATACTTTTAATAGTTTCTTCGGCATTTTCAGCATTTGCATTATCAATACCATCATTTGGAAAAACTATATTCAAAGATTCTAATGGTTGTTTTAAAAGAGTATATCCGAAAGATTCCATATTTTCAAAATTAGGCATATCGCGTTCTCTTCCATACAGGTCAGTTGTATTAAAAGATTTATTTTGTAAATAATTTATTATAAAATCATACCCCCTTTGTTGGTATTCTCCCATTTCACTAATAAAGATGGGCAAATGCTGAATGGGTGCTTCAATTGGTCGCTTATTCATTTGTAAAGATGGATAATTTTTATTGTCAACCAAATGTTCTGGTGAAAACGTATCTGGATAAACACGGAAGGGGAACGTGTAAGGATTTTCTCCACGAACATAAGAGACATAACCGGTCAATTTACGTTTTAATAGTTCTCTACCATCTTCTAATTTGCCTCCATCTGGACCAGTACGTTCTGGCAAAAATGCGCCGGTTTTATCAAAGACATCTTCTTCTTTAATTGAACTACGTTTATCTACTAGATTCAATAAATTTGTCAACATAATAATCTCTTTATGACTGTTATACATAGGTGTGGCTGATAATAATAATAACCGTATATTATTTGCGTATTTTACAACTTCCATCAATAAAGCAGCCGTTTTTTTATTCTTTTTATTATCATCTGTCATGCGAATATTATGAACCTCGTCAATAATAATTAAGCGGTTATCAAATACACTTCGAATGCGTTTTATTTTGAGGTTTTTTCTATCTTTTTCAGAATGGATGGATTCGTTGTCTAATAGTATTTTACGCGTAATATAATTTGCTAATTCAAAATAGCCAATAAAAACATAAGATTGGTTTATTAATGCGTTTATTTGTTTAATAACGGTTTCGCGATTAAGACCTTTTAGATTAGTTGGGTTTATTTCCTTTAATATCGAATTACCAACGCAAGTATCTAATGACCATATTCCATCGTTATTTTCTAATTTACGTTCATCAAATAATTGCAAACGGAAATTTTGCTGAACATTTGGGGAAGCTACAATCAAAATTCGTTGATTAATACCAACCTGTTTCATATATGTCCGCATTTCTTCTGCAATTCCAATTGAGCTGCATGTTTTTCCAGTTCCTAATGAATGGTATAACAATAGTGAGTTGTAGGGGGTTTGTGATGATAGAAAATTTTTAACAAATAACTGATGTGGCATTAATTCAAATTCTGAATTGCATAATAAATTGGAATGTTTTTTGATATCTCGAATTTCGCCATCAAATTTTGTATCATTAAATTCTTTACGCTTTGCTATTTTTAAACTGAAGTCGGGGTCATCTAGTTCCGGATATAAAAAATCATATTCATCACCATATGTTTTATTCGTCTCATACTCCATTTTTTCACGATTGAATAAATATTGGTTATATTCATCAGAATTTGTATCAGGTAAAACATCCAATTCATTCTGGTACTTTTGTTCATTTTCTGATAATTCAACATCAATTGATGGAAGTTGATTATCTTCTAAAACGGGTATTTCGTCTTGTGGGATTTTTAATTCATCTAATTGAGGTATCTCTGTGGCCAAATCTTTAGATGGTTCTCCGATTTCAAGTTCTGTAGTAGGTTCTTGAAGAGGGTTTTCGATTAATGCTTCTTGTTCTTGTTTCTCTTCCTCTTCCTGTTCCTGTTCCTGTTCTTGTTGCGGTAATAGAGTAGCTTGTTCTTGCTCTTGAATACGTTTCGCTTCTAATTCCTCTATTTCTCTTTGTTTACGAATTTCATTTTCAACACATATGATTAATCTTATAAATTCTTCTTTTTTACTTGCCTCAATATGATGTGTTTTACCAATACGTTCGCCTTTAAAATTAGAAATAATATCTCTTAATTCAGGTAGATGCAATTTCTTTAATTCTGCAAATCTTGGCATGTCTGCTTCAGTCAATCCGTATTCTTTTGTGCAACCCAAAATAACATTTTTTTTCATTTTTTTAGGAAGCTTACTAGGATGAAGTATAGATTCTAATAAAGGATTTTTAGTATTTACGTCAACATCAAGAGGGTGTCGTTCTGCGAGATTTTGAATAATTTCCTTAGCTGGTTCAATAACACGTTCAATATATTTATCAACCACTCTAAGTTTTTTCCGTTTCGTTTTCTTCTCTCCTGGAGGCGATTTACTCTTTCTTTTGGTTTTTGACATTAGTTGAAACAATTTAAAATATGTGTATATATTTTTACACACATATTTCCGAAACCCTTTCTAAAATGAAAAAATGCGATAATTCTTCAAAGTATTATTAATATTCGTAATCATTCTTTTTTTTTCTAAATTGTATGGTCTAATTGTTGCTATACAATCTTCATAATTTTTCCATTCCATTTTACTAACCTCAGTTTTTTCATAATTATTCATATTTAAATAGATTTTATCTGAAATATTTGTCAAAAAATACTTGTGCCTATATGATTTATAATTTGAACCAGTAAATATTTCTTCGAACGGTAAAATATTTTTAATATTATTTAAATGTTCTACATTTATTCCGGTTTCCTCGTAAAATTCACGTAAAGCGCACTCATAATCCTTTTCCTGATAATTACGTCGACCTTTTGGAAATCCCCATTCTGCTTCTTCCCAACATTCATATTTGTTGCTTTCATCAATTAAGTCAGCCAACGTATAAAAATCACTCTTAACATAAACGCCGCTTTTTAAAAAATGAAATTTTTCTCTAGAAGAGGTTTCCTCTATCCTATATTGGTTTGACAACATTTCGTTTCCCCAAATTTGTAGCCATAACTTATCAAAAGTTTCCGTTTTTAATTGTTCCTTTTCTTGGTTAGTCATTTGTTTTAGCATATTCATTATATAATCTTTATTAAAAACCGAATATTTTCCTCTCATAAAATCAATAAACCCTAAAGTATCTTTTCGCCTTATCATTAAATATTGCAATTCATTCTCATATTTACGAAACACAATTACGCCTATGCTAGTAATTGGCATTTTACATTGATGAAATACATGACCTATCTTTCCACAATTATTACAATATGTATCATTCATTTTTATATATATTCGAATAATCTAATTGATTATAATGGCTTGTTTCTATATATTTATTTAAAATATGATTTTCAATCCGTCTATTTGGGGGCCTCATTATTGGTTTTTCTTACATACTGTAGCAGAATCATATCCAATAACTCCTAACGCAGTAACAAAAAGAAAGTATTATGATTTAATACAAAACATGCCTTTATTTATTCCTATTGTTGAAATGGGAAATAAATTTAGTGAAATGTTAGATAGATATCCAGTTACACCTTATTTAGATAACAGAGATTCATTTGTAAGATGGGTGCATTTTATACATAATAAGTTCAACTTTTTATTAGGAAAACAAGAGTTATCTTTGGCGTCATCTTTAGATAAATATAGGATGGAATATAACCCAAAACCAGTCTATTTATCTGAAAAAATAAAAACTCGCAAACATTATATCAATGTAGCACTTATATTAACCTGTTTCTTTCTCATTTATTACTACTATGAATAAATAGGCTTATTAAAAAATCTAAATAATATATAAATTATCATCAAAAATGCGTATGGAAATTATAATATTCTTAATAGCGGGGTTTATAATGGCAAACATATATACCGATGGGAAATATGTTAAAAAATTATTTACATTTAAAAAATATTACCAAATGGCTGGAGTGGCGTTTGGTGCACTAATGATATATATTTTAATTAAAAAAAACCCTCTGCGTGCACAAGAAATCGTATCAGCATCCAACGATTATATAAAATATTTACCTATAGATAAAAACACATCGAATATGATATCACCTATACTGGATTTCACATCAAAACATAATTTTGTGCCTTCTTCGTCGCAATATACAAGTATAGACGGTGATAATCAACAATTTAATTATCCAGTATTGGCTATGCCAAATCAATCAGCCGGTGAATCTAGACTTATGAATTCTGGAAAAAAACCTACAAAACGTTCAGTTAGTGAAACTAAGAAAAAATTTGTAGCATCTAGGCAGAACTGGAAATGTGGAGATTGCCAGCAACAATTAAATGCGTGGTTTGAAGTCGACCATAAAACAAGATTAGAATACGGAGGCAGCAATCATATAGATAATTTAGTAGCTTTATGTCGTGAATGTCATGGAAAAAAGACCACGATAGAGAACCTATAAAATTATATTATAATAAAATATAATAATATAATAGAAGGGTAGAATAGAAGGATATGTTTGAAGCATTCAGTCAATTTATAAATAACCGTAAAACTGATATTTCTAACTTTATTCAAGAAGTAAGCGAAAGTCAGGAAATGAAAATCACATTATTGAAATACGGAGGACTATATGCCGTTATAATTTCAATAGTCATATTATTTTATTACACTTCAATAGACCCAAAATCTCTTAGTGAAAACAAATATGTTTATGGGTTATCTATCGCCATACCATTATTATTAGTTCTTTTTTATGTACTGCCTTTTTCTAAAAATATGGATAATCCGTTCTATAAAATTTTATTAGTGGGATTAGGTTTCCTTTTCTTCATAACCATGCTATATTATTACTCAACTACTAAAGCGTCGACACTTGTATCAGCAACTTACATAATGTATTTTCTATCTATTATGATAGTAATATGCGCTATGGCAATTTTTTTATATGTTTTTTCTAATTACTTGAAATCATTATCAGGAGTTACTGGATTTGTAGCATATTTATTATTCTATTTACCATGTTTGTTGATTGATTTTGTAAAATATATCATTAATGAATTCAAAATGACTACGAATGCTATTTATATTTTATTTATATTTGAAATAGTGTTAATATTGATTTATTTGTATCTTCCCTTATTAATTTCTAAATTGATTCAAAAAGATGGAATATCATTATTAGAAAACAGCGCATTTTTAGATATAAAAAAAACAATTGGAAATAGTGACCAACTAAAAATACCAGATGATAACGTTTTCAATATAAAGCAACCTACGTTTAGGCGAGAATATAGTATTTCTATGTGGGTTTATTTGAATACACAATCATCTAGTTTTATGGCATATTCAAGAGAAAGTCCTATATTTAATTATGGAAATGGAAAACCAAAAATCGTCTATTATAACAACCCAAACAACCCAGATGAAAAGGATAAAGTAATTGTATATTATACGGACAGTACAGCTAGACCACCAAGTTATGAATTTACGATGACACACCAAAAATGGCACCAAATAGTATTAAATTATTTTTCAGACCACGTTGATTTATTTGTGGATGGAGATTTAGAAAACACATATGATTTTGATAATAATCAGCCAACATATTTAGCAACAGACGATATAACTATTGGGTCAGTAGATGGTTTAGATGGGGCGGTATGTAATATTAAATATTATACTAGCGTTCAAACAAAATCACAGATAGCAAACTCTTATAATTTATTAATGAATAAAAATCCTCCTACAAATAATTTATAAACAATAATTATAGAATGAATACTATTATTATTGTTTTAGCGATTATCATTATTATTCTAGTTTATGTACTTTTTAAATATTTTTCTAATCCTTCTAGTCAATTGAATTCGCAAGCTAGTTTAAAAACTGCTATTTCACCAATAACATCTATAAATAGTCCTACTAATACTCGTTATGGTTATAGTATTTGGGTATATATAAATAACTGGGACAATAATGTTAATAAAGTTATATTTAGTCGCGCTGGAAATCTAAAACTTTATTTAAGTAAATCGAGCCCAACCTTGAATTTAGACGTTGTTATGAATGATGGAACATCCCAAACTATGATAGTTACCAATAATTTCCCTATTCAAAAATGGTGTTTTATTGCAATTAGTGCGGATAATCAGTATTTTGATGTTTATTTGGATGGTAAATTAATAAAATCACAGAGAATGTATATAACTCCAGCGACGTCAACTGGTGTAGGAATTATGCCTGCGGTTCCATCTGATTCCAACGTACCTATATACTTGGGCAATTCGGATTCTTCTGCTACTGCTTTTACCTCGTTTGATGCTTTTGTAGCAAGTTTCCAAAGATATACTGCACCTATAGACCCTCAGACTGCTTGGTCAAAATATTATGAAGGAAATGGTAATAACAGTATAGCAAAAGCATTATCACCTTATGGTGTAAACTTAAATATATTGAAGAATAATGTGCAACAATCGCAAATTACATTATTGTAATTTAGCAAATAATTTATAATTATATCTAAAATCGTTTTATAGCTCTATATTATATAACGATTAATATGAATATTCCACAAACCAATATAGGGGCAATCAAGATTCCAGGGGCGGTAACAACCGGATTTAATAATGTTGGAAACGCTTTCAATACCATGAAAACTAGTTTAACAAATAATATTAACCAATTTTCACAACAAACCCAAACAGGAATAGGTTCTTCTACTCAATTTTTACAATCAAACACTATCGTAGCAAAAATAGCCTTTTTAATTCTTGTTTTAATAGCCTTTTTATTCTTATTAAATTTAGGAATTATGTTGATTTCGTATTTTACATCACCAGCTGCTAATCCATATTTAATTCGTGGAATGATTGATGGAACTTATTCGATGGTTGTTCCACAAGACCCTAAGAATAAAAGTGCTCTTCCAATTGACCGCTCAAATAATCAAAGTAAGGGACTCGAATTTACCTGGTCGTTTTGGATTTACATTAATGAACTAAGCAACGATACCCAAAAATACCAACACATATTCAATAAGGGTGATAATACTTATAACGCAACTACCAATATATCTAGTGTGAATAATGGACCAGGAGTTTATTTAGGACCTGGAAATAATAATCTTCACATAGTTATGGACACTGTTGATGGAACTGATTCTAATAACGTTATTGATATTGATAATATTCCTATACGTAAATGGGTACATGTGGCCATTCGTATGCAAAATTTAATTATGGATGTTTATGTAAATGGTGTTGTTTCTTCACGACTAATATTACAGAATGTTCCAAAACAAAACTATAATGATGTTTACATATGCCAGAATGGCGGGTTCTCTGGTAAATTATCAAATTTAAGATACATTACTTATGCGATGAATGTTTTTGAAATCAATAACGTTGTACTAAGTGGTCCCAATCTTAAAGTTAGTGATAATAGTAGTAAATTAGGAGAATATACTTATTTATCTACGTCGTGGTATACAAGTAAAATGTAAATGTAAATATATATTATATAAATGGCAACTGACATATGTTTAAACGTAGTATGTAATCAACGCTTACGGCAAATGTTGTTTACAATTCCACCATCAAGATTTAATCCGGTTTCACCATATCCACAATATACACAAAATCAATTAAATATGAGACGGAAAGCTGAAATATTAAATTATAACGCGGCCAAATCGAATAGTAAAACAAATAATTTTACAAAGGTAGAAAAATACGCTTTATTAGTAAATGGAAGGAATCAAAATCAATCATATGCTAATATTTACGACCTTAGTTATAGTAAAACTTTATATAAACAAACTGCAGATGGCACATTCAATACAACAACTGTTAATGGCAATGTAATTGTTGCTAACGTAAATTTAAATGGAGACATAACTAAAACAAACCCACTTAACACACCAGAAATAGTAACATTCAAAACTATTAAAATGGCACAAACCGCTCTTTGTAATTCTAACTTAGACATGGTTCCTACACCAACTTCGTCATCTGATGTTCCTGGCCCAATTAGTTATTTAATAAGAGATGTTTCTGTTCCTTTGTACAATTATGCAACTAATAATAATGCTTATTCTATAAATCCATCGACGAATAATCCTATGTGGAGTGTTATACCAATCAGTAATACATATTGCTCACAAACAAGTATAACTAATATATTTTCATTAGGGATATCAGATTTAATTGACCAATCATCTTATAATTTTTCTTTTACTACGCCATTTTCTTTGGGGTTTTATTCATCTATTGATGCAAGTGGAAGTTTTTCAATTTCAGATGTATCTATCAAGGTATTATTTAGTGGTTCCGAAATTCAAGGCTTAAATCCTATAATTAGTTTTAATTATATAAAAAACGGTGTAAATACTATATATAGTTCTAATAGTGATATTAGTTTAAATTTTAATACAAATCAAAGTATTACACAAAGATATAGTGGGTTCTTAACTGTGGCAAACTTGAATTTATTTACTAGTCCAGGATATATTTATGATGTAGCAGTAAAATTTACATTTACAAACCCAATATTTAAAGGAGGCACACCTATTTCATATAGTTATGGTGCTTATTGTAATTTAACACAGGTTTCCACTTCGATTAATCCGAATAGTCTCGATTTTTCTAAATTCGCAATAACAGCTACCTAAATTCATAAATAAATTTCTTTATACATGAATTATTCTCTGACACTCTTTAATGGGCTAACGTTGGCAAACATGGCGGGATTTAAACATGTCTGCTGATTTGGAAAGATTTGTCCAGATAAACATTTGTCTTGTTCAGAAACCTCTATACAACCTCTACGACCCTGATACTCACCGACTAAGCACCAGTTGGTTTTTCCAGAAGAAATCGGTTTTTGGATAGGATTTGTAGTAGTGTCGGCCGATGGTTGTGAAAATACCGGTTTATTATTACCGGTAGTTATTGTTTGGTCTAATTGTTGTTTTGATTGAGGATTAATATTACCCTGACTAGCATTAATCAATAATTCTCCTACGGAACTAAGTGTTCCTCCTGCAACATCTACACCTGTTTTAGCTACATCAGTAATAACATCAGCGGATTTATCGATAATTACACCGGTAGTATAGCCAAATACGGATAATATTTGTGTTATAAGTGGTCCAAATATACTGATAATAGTCTGAATAAAATTTCCAAGAATATTCAAAATATTTATTCCTAAAAAGGAGAAAATGAGCAGAACTACCAATACAGCTATTAACAAATTTTTACTTATTCGACTTTCATTAAAAGAAGGCGTTGTAGTCGATGGTACAAACGTATTTTCCATTTCACTAATTATATAATATAGTATATTATTTTTTATGAAAACACATTTAGGATAATTCGTTTGCTTTTTTCTTATTATTTATAAAAGTATAGTAAATAATGGGTCTTTTTAATTTATTAGAAACGTTTTTCTTTGTTAGTTTAGGAATCACTTTTGTGTTAATATTGCTATTGGTATATCATTTCAAACAACGTATTAGCACTATTGAAAAGAAAAGCGACACAATGTTTGAAATTATAAACAACATAGTACAGGAATTAACCGTTTTAAAAAGTCATCAGATATCTTTACACAATTACCAATCTCATCCTGTAATGAATCGTATGCCATTTACTAATATTTCCCAAAATAATGGTGAAAATATAATGATGTCATCTGAAGCAGCGGATGACGAAAGTTCAGATGATGAAAGCACAGATTCAGATACAGATGCAGATGATTCTAGTGTAGACAGCGAGGATGATAATGAAGACGATAATAATGAAGCTATACATCCTATAGAAACGACTGAATTAGAAGAAGATAATACTATTAAGATTATTAATGTGGAACATTTAGATAAACTTGAAATGGAGGAATTACCAGATGAACCTGTATTAGAACAAGAAAGTGATACCGATTCACCTGCCGAATTAATCGAACAAGAAACGATTCTTGTTGAGAAATTAGAAACAAATGGAGAGGAAGAAGAACATTTAGAAGAATCATCTGTAGTATCAGGTGAAGGGAGCAATAATAATTCCAAAGAAGTATACCGTAAAATGAATTTAGGTGCTTTAAAGACGCTAGTTATTACTAAGGGATTATGCACAGACCCAAGCAGAATGAAAAAACCAGAACTTTTAAAATTATTAGAAACAAATAATGAATAGATAATATATAGCTCTTTATTATATATTATGTTCTCTTATCATCCAGAAAATTTAGAATCTGCCTATCCTATAATTAAAGAAACTGTCCCTCAATCCGCTTTAGGATATCATTCAAACAATAAATATGATAATTTTCCACCGTTAATGAATGATGGTCGTAGTGTAACAAATACATGGCAACCAGAATCAACAATAAATGCTGATTTATTAAAATCTACTGGAATTCAGACGAACTGGCAATATAGGAATTTTCTTGTTCACCACGCGAAGGATATTATGGAATATAACTTCCGCGAAGCATCAAATGATGTAGGCTATTACAGACGACCTATTGAAGTTGATGGAATGCAAACAAACCGTATTTCTGACATGAATACAACGCCTTATTTATATAAATCGGTGAACGATGAAACCAGACCTAAGGGATTTGTTTCAAGTGATTTGAAAGATATGTATTTAACAAAAGAACAGCTAGAATCACGCAAAATTTCACCAGTAATTACACAAGAGCAATTATTAAAATCAAGACAATAATAATTCCTCTTAATATAAACATAAAAATAATATTATTTTACGTTTATATGAAACTAATAAGTTTTGATGTAGGTATTAAAAATATGGCGTATTGTATTATCGATTGTTCTCAATCTATACAAATAATAGACTGGAATATAATAAATCTATTAGATGCCGAAACCCCCATATCTTATTGCAGTTGTATGTTAAAACCCAAAAATAAAAAGACTTCACCCAGTAAATGCACAAAAATAGCGAAATATCAAAAAGAAGGCAATTATTTCTGTGAAAAACATGCCAAAGAAAACGCCCAATTTCTGATACCAAAAAAACCGTTTTCAGCAAGCGAAATTAAAAAATTAAAAATAGATGATTTAATAAAACTGGGAAATTCCCATTTGGCCTTTGTAGATAGCGAGAACCCCAGTTCTTGGAAACGAGTCGTTTTGGTCGATTTTTTATCCAAATTCTTTGCAAACAAGTGTTTTGAACCAATCCATATAATCAAATCAAAAACAGCCTCCGAAACCGACCTTATCAAAATAGGTCGAAATATGAAAACGCAAATGGATGGTGTAAATAAATCGGGGTTAACTAATGCGGTTATAGAGAACCAAATTTCACCTATAGCAAATAGAATGAAAACAGTACAAGGAATGTTAACCCAGTATTTTATTATGACTATACCTGAAATGAATATAGATTTTGTATCTTCGGCAAATAAATTGAAACAATTTGAAACACCTAAACCAAAACAAAAAATAGCAGACCAAAGCGCGAATGATGATAAAAGAGTGAATCCAGATTATAAACAGCATAAAAAAGACGGCGTTTTCTATTGTAATAAAATCCTTGAAATAAATCCTAGTTTAGAAACATGGAAAGGTTCTCTTAATATCAAGAAAAAAGATGATTTAGCGGATAGTTTCCTACAAGGAGTATGGTATTTAAAACATAATAATATAATTACTTTTGCGGATGATTTAAAAATAAATATTGTAGCTTTATCATAATATCATGGAAGTAATTGATTTAGGTGCTTTGAATGATTTAGAACCTGTTTCATTAAACCTAGATGATGGACCCAAAATGAGTAATATGAATTTTGGCTCGGGAATAGAATTACTAATGAATGATAAAAAACGCGTATCGTCAGCTGGACTAGAATTAAGTGAATTAGATAATTTAGAAAACGAAATCAACCGCGAATTGAGCGGCGGTAGTAGTTCATCTGGGGATACAAAAACATTAAGTGGATTCGCATCTAATTTGTTTAATTTAGGAGGTTTTACTAATGCAGCTTCAGAACCAAAATCAGTTTCTATTGAACCTCAGAGTGACTCTAATTTAGGAAACGCAACGCGCGATAGTATTGGTAATACAAAGACTTGGGATGGATTTTCTAAAATGAATGAAATACCCCTTAATTCAGGTTCTTCAGCTAAATTATCTGACCGTGAACGCCGTATGAAAAAACGCATGATGATTAAAAAATTAGAAGAATGGTATGAGAAGAAATTGATAAAACATAGTTCTCATTTTACTATGGAATCAGCATATGAGGAAATCGAGGATGAATATGAGACAGCACTTGAGGATAAACGTAGAAAAGATAGTATTAAATTACAGGGATGGTGGTTTATGACCTTTATTAATTCTATGGAATATGCTAATACCGTTTTTAATCCATTCGACCTTAATTTGGAAGGTTGGGGAGAACAGGTTAGTGAAGATATTGATAGTTACGAGGAAATTTTCTCGGAATTACATGATAAATATAAAGGTGGGAAATTGGCTCCCGAAATTTCGCTATTATTGCGCGTTGGTTTTAGTGCCGCTGTTTTGAACTTTTCAAATAAGGCCCTTTCTAGCGCCACACCCGCGTTTAATGATGTTATTCGTCAGAGTCCTGAATTAATGAGAATGTTTACTAATGCTACGGTGAGTAGTATGAGTCAAAGTTCACCTGGTTTTGCTATGGCAAATAATTTCGTACAAGAGCAGCAACGCCCACGTGGTCCTCCACCACCAGCACCCGTTGAAACTAAAAATATGCCTGGACAGCAACGACCCGGCATGGTTTTTACTAGTGATATGCCGCCAAATAGACCAGATATAAACGCAAGCCGTGGAGCGATGTTTCGTGAACAAGGAATCGAATTGAATAGTGGATATGATAGTGTTAATCGTGTTGCTCCTATGGAACAACAAGAACGTAGTTCTAGACCTACATCACAACAAGCACGACCAGAAATGCGTGGTCCACAATCCTCCGACATAGATAATATTTTATCTGGATTAAAAACGCGAAATGTAAATATACATGAACAACCAGCATCAAATAGTATGAGCCAAGATGATGACTCTATGATATCTATTAGTTCATTAAAGGATATGCAAAATGCAAATATGCCAAAACGTTCAAACCGTAGAAAAAATAGGTCAGACAAGAACACTATTTCTTTGGATATCTAGGAAAATATTTATAATAATTAAAATATCTAATTATTATAATATAATTACGAATGAAAAAATTTATTTTAATAGCAATATTATTATTAGTAATAATTGCGTGTTTAATTTTTATATATAAATCAAATAAAGTTATAGAAGAAGAGGGGTTTAGTAGACCTTCCGCAGATGAAATAGCGGAAGCATTAGCTCTCACATCTATGGATTATTCTCAGGGTATGGGATTTCCAAATCAAATTGGTCAATCTGAAAACAAAATAAATCCTTATACTTATTCACCAAATCCATTAATACAATATGCCACGCTAAACCCCATGAGTTATTATGGTGGTAATTATTCTACTTCACCTCCTAATTATAGTATGTTTTCATCGTTGGTGCAGCAACAACAACCCCCGCCATCATCCGAATTAAATCCATTACAAAGTTTGAAAAATCAAGTAACAAACGGTTCAATTTCGATTAATGGTATGTTTGGTTCAGATGGTAAACTTAAAGATGAGATATTTTTACCAATACAGAATAATTTTAACTCATTAATCATAAACATGAAATCAAATCTTACCAAGGATAATTTAAATAACTTATTGTCCAACGTTATTGATATAGCTACCATTTTAAAACAACAGTTGAATAATAGTTCTTCAGAGACAGTCGGAACGACCATATGGTCAAGTGCTGGTTCAACAAGCGGAACAGGTTCAACTAATGTAACTGGTGTAACAGGTTCAACCGGCGTAACAGGTTCAACAAGCGGAACAGGTTCAACTAATGTAACGGGTTCAACTGGTGTAACGGGTTCAACTAATGTAACAGGTTCAACTGGTGTAACAGGTTCAACTGGTGTAACAGGTTCAACTGGCGTAACAGGTTCAACTGGTGTAACCGGTTCAACTGGCGTAACAGGTTCAACTTCTGTAACAGGTTCAACTGGTGTAACAGGTTCAACTGGTGTAACAGGTTCAACTTCTGTAACCGGTTCAAGTAATAGTTCGAGTTCAACATCAGATTATAAACTAGATGGAAGTGCAGGAGATTACGTTCCTAACCCAAACGACCCTAATGCATATTTATTTAGACAATATCATTAACCTTTATTCCCCATGAAAATTATTGTCTGAGTAAACGTTAATGTGTAGCCAAATGTATAAAATGTGCAGGATAACCCAATATCTTATTCGTTTATAAATATTATCTACGAATAGATATTTTTTTGTATATTATTAGTTATCACAGGATAAAATCAACTACCACAGGAAAATGGTCAGAATCATATTTCCCGCAAAATTCACTATATCCATGATAAACCCAAACAGATGATATTTTATTAACTAATCCAGGTGATAATAAAATATGATCTATCATAGAAAATTCAGTCATACTCGATTTACAATCTTTGTTCTTGTCCCACCAATCCGTATATCTTTCTGATTTGGCTAATTTTGCAGCAGCGTTTTCTAATGAATAAACATCACCGCTATTTTTTCCACGTAAAATATCGAGAACCTTCGAAATGGGTTTATTATCATTCGCATCTAATGGGTCTTCGTCGAAATCATTAAAATCTCCCATAATAATAATCTCATAACCCTTTTTTACATAATTGATAACCACTTTTTGTAAAATACTAGCTTGAGCTTCACGCTCTGCGCAACGCATATGGTCAGTTGGAAAGGCTATTAAATGCGCACCAATCAATAATACATTCATACCATCTATTTTAAACTCTGTTATATAATGTTTACTTACACCGGTTTCTACCGGCGTTCCTGTATATCCACAAGTAGAACCACTAATAGGATATGTGATTCTTTCTTCTGTTCTGTACAAATCGTGTACGGGGTCTATTTTCGTTAGCATTCCTACATTCTGCCCAGTTGATGTATCCTTTCCCTTTATTAAATACGGCCGATATTCTGACGATAATCCAGAGATTAATTTGTTTAATTCATCACACCCCTCAATTTCACATATATTAATAATATCGGGATTGAGTCTTTTAATTACCGACTGAACCTCTCTCAAATGGGTTTCTGCTTCCGTGGAATTTTTCCATGTACAACCATCACCAGGACAATCAGACGCGTTATAATGGTCTATAAAAAGCCACTCAGTATTGTATTGAACTATTCGTAGTTTATTTTGGTGTGGTCGTCGGTCAATACCTGGTGTTGAAACAGACGGACACTGTGTATCTGAGTACGACTTTGTTACAAGCGACATTAAAAACAGGCTGAACAAAAACCAAGAAGACATTTATATATTATAGGATTATTCTAAAATATATAAACCGAGATTTCAATATTTTACGTAAAACTAACAACATTCTAGAGAATTATGTTTAAAAATCCAAATTATTAATATATTGTCTTAATTCGATATCGTCCATATTTACTCGTTTAACACTATATATTCCACGATAATTATCAGAAGAACGTATATTATCGATTATTTCAGGTGTTATTTTTAAATTATTAATCCAATCCATGTAGGTTATACTTTTTCCAATTTTATTAGTATATTTATGAATAAACGACGGCAATAACTTTTCTATAGAAGCAGTAACGTCTAAATTATGATAATTAACCGTCGGCAAATTGCATAAGAATTTACACATATTTCTTGATAAAAATGCACCATCAACTTGACCATAGTAAAAATCGTCTAAATAGGGTATAATATATTTCCATACTTCGGCGGTTTCTCCCCAATGTAGTTGTTTGTCGTGTGTAATTTTTGTATTTCCTTCACTAAAACCCCCTAACGGTATTGTGCTATAACCCGCTTCTTTTTCCGAATTTTCTAAAAATCGCTCAACACCATATCGAACGAATCTTTCATTTGATGCCATTGCAATAGCGTAGCTCCAATTTGATATTTTATCCGAAATTTCAAAAGAATAATGTAAATTGCTTATTAAAATTTCCCACAAACTATTTGGAGATTGTTGATGAACGTTGTCCATTTTTAATCGTTCAGGATTTATGAATATTTTGTTGTCATTAGGAATTTCACTTTGAATATTTTCTAAAAGTTGTTCGTTCGTAAAATGAGTATTTAAATTATTGTGTAATATTATATACGCATTATTTGTATATTTAATGATATTTTTTATTATTTCAATAGCATTTGTTATATCATAAATTGGAATAAGTACTAAAATATTCATATTCATATTAAAGTTCAATAATTTTATATTATTTATTATAAATACATAATTATTGACTATACATATCTAACATTCTACGTTTTTGGTCGTCATAATCTACCATCGGTTTTGGATATTTTATTTCTTTATATTTTGGGTCTAAAAACATAGTATTCCAGCGGTGAATATCGCGCGGTTCAACGTTTGCCAATTCAGGAACCCATTTTTTGATAAATTCCGCATTTTTATCGAATTTCGCTGCCTGTATCCATGGGTTCATATCCCGAAAATATGGTTTCATATCCACTCCAGTCCCACTAATACCCTGCCAATTTGCATTATTAGAAGCCAAATCATAATCAGTAAGCTGTTGTGCAAAGTATTTTTCACCCTTTCTCCAATCAATCAATAATGTTTTTACTAGAAAACTTGCCACCGTCATACGTCCGCGATTATGCATATAACCTGTCTCATTAAGCTGTCTCATACAGGCATCTACTATTGGAAACCCGGTATTACCATCTTCCCATCTTTCTAATGCCGCCTCACTTTTATTCCATTTTATATGACGATATTTAGGTTGATATGACTGTCCAACAACATCCGGATAAGAAAATAAAACATGGGCAAAAAACTCGCGCCATAAAAGTTCTCGAATAAGGCCGTGGCGAACTCCAAAACATTCTTTGAACGCATGATAAACCTCTCGAATCGAAACACAACCAAATTTAATATAGGCAGATAAAAACGTAGTATTATTTATAAAGAAATCGCGTTCTTCATCATAATGTTTCTGTTCTTTACATGCTGATTTGATACGGTCTAATGCGGATTTTCTTCCACCATGCACCAATATATCTGGATTGTTTTTTGTAAATTTCCCAAATGCCTGTTTTAATGTGATAGCCGAAGAACCAGACAATTTCGCGAAATTCACAATCTTTTTATTGTCGGGTTTTTCAACAGATTTGCCAATAACTGCGTCATAAAACGGTGTATATTTTTTATAGGCACTAGCAGATTTTCCTTGTCCGCTTAATACTGTCCCGGGTTCAAATAAATAATAATCCGAGAACATTTCATAATGAACCCCTTGTTTATCGCAAATTTTGGCGATTTCTTCATCTCGATTAATAGCATACGGTGTATAGTCTTTATTTGTAAAAACGGCGTCTATTTTATGTTCGCGTATTAATTTAGATACTACGGTGGGTTGTTTACCATAAAAACATAGAAGTTCTCCGCCTTGTTTATGAATTTCGGTAGAAAGGTCTTCTAAACTCTCTATCATAAATTGAATGGCATTTTGAGACCGAAATTGGTTGGCCTTTCCAACCTGTTCTGGTGTAAATATAAAACATACACATAATTTTTCGCATTTTTTACTCGCATTTATTAAACCAACGTTATCGACGATTCTGAAATCACGATGAAAAATAAAAAGTCCACGTTGGAACTCAGGCATATTGTTTATAATATATCGACACATTTATTTCATTTATTAAATGATATAAAAATATTATTTCTTTAATTACTATATTTATAATGGATACAGTTAACGATAATAGTATTAGCCAGTTTTGGGGATTTATATATTTCTTTATTACGATAGGTATTAATATAGCTTTTATTAAAGCTACAGATATATATGAAAAAATTAAAAATATAGATTTTGGCGAATTCGGCGTAAATGTTGTTTTGAAATATAGTGCTCTAGTAAACTATATCACAGATAAACATGCTTATGCTTATGAAAATTATAATGTAGTTAAAGTTATTACCGATTATTCCTATTTTGGATACCGTAAGACAAAGGCAGTTATTTTTGATTATAGAATAGAACCTATGTGTTGTGATTGGATTTCGACGAGTATTTTGATTGACCGTCAAAATAATAATGGAGAGATGTCATTTCCTGCCTATGTTGAATCATACGATTTCATGTTTGGTAATGAGCTATTGGGTGGCGATATGAATTGTGTGGCAAAGTATAGATTCGAAAAGAGTTGTGAAACAGCAAATATGTTGGTTAGTTCGAACTCTACAAATAACATATTAGAAACTATGGTTATTATGAAATACAACGGAAAATATGTAGTTCGGTCATTCAGTAAGAAAAACCCGAAGAAAGATACTGTAGGGGGGAATATGGATTTACCTTTGGTTATAACTAAGAACCGGTTTTTGAGTATTGAATATACACATCCAGATATGATGAATAAAATTCCTCTAGAATTGAGTAATGATGTCTTTGTAGTGGGAAATCAAATTTTATCACCTCTTTATATTAGACGTATGTTAGAGTATCAGCCAGAGGGATATTTATTTGATATGGATTATGTGTTGAAAATTATGGATAATGATTTGAAAAATATTCAAATGACTGGAAAGGATGGAGGGATTATTATTTAATAAAATAAATAAACAATTTAGAAAGAAATCTAGATATAATATACGGGCGTAATCACTATGGATACAGTGAGTATTCCTACCCACCAACATACCCTGCTTGGTAAATGGAATTTGTATTACCATTTACCACACGATAAAAACTGGGAACTTTCCAGTTATACAGTTATTATGAGTTTAATCGACACAGTCGAAAAAGTGCTATCTTTGAACGAATCAATTCATGAAAACATCATTAAAAATTGTATGTTGTTTGTTATGCGGGATGGGATTACGCCCATGTGGGAAGACCCACGAAACCGCAACGGCGGTTGTTTTTCATATAAAGTAATAAATAAACACGTTCCTGAAGTATGGCGCAATTTATTTGCCGCTTTATGTGGAGAAACGTTATCTATTGAATCAAAATTAAATCGTCATATAAATGGAATTACTATTTCACCCAAGAAAAATTTCTGTATCATTAAGATATGGTTAGATACATCTGACCACAAAGACCCCAATATTATTTTGGATATACCAAATTTAATGAAACAGGGGTGTTTGTTTAAAAAACATGAGCCTGAATTTTGATACCATAATTTCATAAAAACATTTTATTTTTATGAAAACACAAAAAATTGAATCCTTTTTATAAAAGAATGAATTTTACCAACTAACAACAAACCAATTTCCAAATAACAATATGTCTTCATTCATATTCGATACATCAATAAACCAAGACGCTGATATAAAAATATGTCTTTACGACACAGACAAAAAAATAAAAATGGAACTGCTACATGATGGACGTGTATTTTACTGGTATCGAGATTCTGTTTTCGATGACTGGAAAAATGGTATGATTTATAATAATCAAGATGAATATAACGAAAATATTTGGAAATATAAAGGAGAAATAAACGCAAAAACACGATTGCCATGTGGCAAAGGATTTGAATATAACCAAAAAACGCAAAAAACGGAATCGGTTTATTATTTGTATGATGGTGCCAAATATATAGGCGATTGTGTTGACATGGCGATGAACGGATACGGAAAATATACATGTGACGCATTTACATATGAAGGAACATTCAGCGATGGTGATTTCTGTGGTTTCGGTAAATCAACATATATAGATGGAGCAATTATGGAGGGTCATTATAGAAAAGATATGATGAATGGCGAAGGAACATTTATATGTTCCGAGTATACCTATGTCGGTGAATTTGTAGACGATTTGAGTGAAGGACTAGGAAAAATCACGTGGAAAAACGGAAATTCATACGAGGGCAAGTTCGTTGATGATAATATAGATTTATATTACGACAAGGGTGTATTTACATTTGCGGATGGAAGCAAATACATCGGTTGTCTGAACAAGATTTGGGACATTCTGATTGACGCGGAACAACATAAAGTATAACAAACAGTGTAAAAATATATAAAAATATATAAACATTATATAAAATGTCAAAACCAAAAGAAAAATATAATCGACAACAAACTGTACATCTTCTTCGTATTCCATATGATATGGCCGAAGAGATAAATAGTTTTTGCTTTTATGACAAAATAACAGCAAAAACCAGACGATTAAAAAAAACAATTAGTAAAAAATTTAAAAATGCTTGTGGGACTCGAGCGAATCCGTCGAATTACTGGATTGAAGAAGACCCGACTGATTTTGATAATTGTGAGCATTGGGCGGTTTGTTTAACAGATAAATATTTAGTAAATGACCCTGATTATGACTTTAATGACCCGCTTATTATTGCGATGTACGAAGAAAAACATTTTCAAGCAATTAACTGTCATTTGTGTGGAAATTATATAATTAGTAATTCTACTGGTTATTCATTTTACGAATTATATCAGGCGATAGAACTTGGAGTTCAAGAATGGATAGATGAAGTAAGAGAAAGAATGCCAAAAAATTTACGATGTGAATGCGCATTATTGTTGGAAGATGAACTTATGGTTGCGTTGGAGGAACAGGTAAATAATGAATAGGAGATGGTGGGATTTTTGGACCATATGGATAAATATGGTGCGAGTCGGGTGGAACCGGAACTTTTTTATTTGGAACCATTACATTTGATGCATCACGATAAAGCCATGGATAACCCCATCCTCCATAACTACCATATCCTCCCCATCTTCCATAATCCCCCCATCCACCCCAACATCTTTCGCCCATATTATGTGTGTGATTGTGATTATACTCGTCATCGTCATCATCATCATCCGGACAGGGATAAGGATGGGGATAAGGATAAGGATGAGGATAAGGATGAGGTTTAGGATGAGGTTTAGGATGAGGTTTAGGATGAGGTTTAGGATGAGGTTTAGGATGAAAAATAATATATTTGGGAGGAACTACAAAATCACGGTCATAATCACTTGAACCAAATAATCCACCATAGGGATATCCACCATAGGGATAATATGGATAATAACCACCATAATAAGGGAAACATCTGGGCATTTCACCTGATAAATCGATTGGAGGTAATACACATGGTATAAAATTCCCAGATTCATCTCTATGCTCGCAAGGAATAAAATTACCACATGCATCTATGGTGACACATGACATATCAGAACCGGATATATCATAATTATTAGTAATTATATTTGTAAGTTCACATACTTCTTCCTGTAATGTTTTTATCATATCCATCAATTCATTACATTTATTATTAAGACTTTGGTTCTCATAACCGAGAAAATGAAGTAGCATAGTATTTGGTTTATAAATTGGCTGGGACATCAGTTAATAGAATAATATCTATTTTTATTATGCGGCTATTTTTTCTTTTACTAAATTTATGATTTTGCTCGAGAACCGCAGTTGTAATTTATAAACACATAATACACATATTCTATTGTATAATTTGTGATTACTAGTGTAAAATTCTATTTACAGCGCGTTCCGATGACTGGAAATATCTAGTCAAATATTTTCTTTCATTAATATATATTGACATATATTATGCCAAAATGTTCTTGTAGCGATTCTTCTACATCAAGCGATGATTCAAGTGAGGATGAAAATTGCAGTTGCCAACGTCGTCGACCCCGTCAAAGATGTCATAAACAGCCAAAAAATATTTGTAAAAGATGTGACAAACCAAAGAAATCACAGCAACCCAACCAATGTGAAAAACACAAAAAACAAGAACCATGCAAAGAAATTTGTAAAAAAACAGACGATGTCCCAAAAGATGATATGAAAAACAGTAGTGGTTGTATTTTTATAACAATCCGGTAAACATAGTTCTCCTGGCAAAAATTTGCCTGGGTGAATAAAGGTTAATTCACAAAAATTACAACTGTAGTTTTTTATTCACAGAACATTTTTGATGACTGCGTATATCTAGCCAAATTATTTTATTGTTAAAAAAACTTTTAACAATAAACGTATATATATAATTTATTATATATGCCAAAAAACGATTACTGCCAATCAGACGACGAATGTGAGCGTAGATGCGATTCTAATCGCCGACATACATGTAAATCAGATAAATCCAAAAAAAACAGAAGTAGAGTTTGTAGAGACGGTAAAGATGGAAGAAATGGATTAGATGGAAAAGACGGTAAGAATGGTGAAAATGGTAAGGACGGTAAAAATGGACGTGATGGAAAAGATGGTCGCGATGGTGAAGACGGAAAGGATGGAAAAGATGGCGAAGATGGTCGTGATGGTCGTGATGGAAAAGATGGTCGCAACGGCGAAGACGGAAAAGACGGAAAAGATGGCGAAGATGGACGCGATGGACGACCTGGAAAAGATGGCGAAGATGGGCGTGATGGAAAAGATGGAAAAGATGGATGTGATGGAAAAGATGGCGAAGACGGCGATGATGGATGTGATGGTTCAATTGGTCCAACTGGACCGCGTGGTTATAGAGGAGAATCCGGGTGCGATGGTTCAACAGGACCTACCGGTCATACTGGTTCTCGTGGATGTAAAGGCGAAGACGGGTGTGGTGGACCAACAGGTGCTACTGGACCTACCGGTCCACGTGGTTGTGATGGTGAAGAAGGTGATGATGGTTGTACTGGACCTACTGGTCCAACCGGTCCAACAGGGCAAGATGGAAAAGAAGGGAAAACAGGAAAACAAGGTGTGACTGGTTCACAAGGTCCTCAAGGAGAACGTGGACCAAGAGGTGAAAAGGGAGAAGAAGGTGAAGAAGGAAAGCAGGGTCCAGTTGGCCCCAAAGGCGATACTGGTGCTACTGGAGAAGATGGAAAAACTGGTCCTCAAGGTCCTCAAGGAGAACGTGGACCAAGAGGCGAAACTGGAGAAGAAGGTGAGGAAGGAAAACCGGGTCCAGTTGGTCCCAAAGGCGATACTGGTGCTACTGGACCCAACGGTGATTCTGGTGCTACTGGTTCTCAAGGTGCTACTGGACCCAAAGGGGATAGTGGTCCTCAAGGTGCTACGGGTTCAATTGGACCCAAAGGTGATACTGGTTCTCAAGGTGCTACTGGACCCAAAGGTGATTCTGGTGCTACTGGTTCTCAAGGTGCTACTGGACCCAAAGGTGATTCTGGTGCTACTGGTTCTCAAGGTGCTACTGGACCCAAAGGGGATACTGGTCCTCAAGGTGTTCCCGGTCCAATTGGTCCACAAGGAATACCAGGTATTTGTGATTGTAGTTGCGTTGAATATATAAATACATTTATAACAAATGACTTGAGTGGTGGTGCACAAGGAACTAAACTGGTATATAATATTCCAAATAAAATTAACTTTGTAGTATATGGTTTTGATATTGCTGGGCTTCCAAGTAATTTATATATAAGAACGGGACAAACACCTACGTATGAAAACGGAATTGGTTTTGTTAATAGTATTGATAATGAAATTGATACATTACATTTTGCACAAATTGATTTGGGTGATTTTATTAGAAAAAAAACTTTAAAATGTTCTGACCCAACAATGAAAATAGGAAGTATTCAAATCGGCGAGGGTTTTTCTATATATGGTTCTAATACACTTGGGCAATTAGGAACATTATTATACTCTTATACAAACACTATCAACAATACAGATTCTAAAGCTTCTCAAGAATTTATAATACCATCTTACAATACAACTAATTTGACAAGTTCGGGCGATATATATAAATATGGTTCTATTCCGTTTAGATATATATCTGTAACAGCGATTGTAGGAAATGTTACATTAAATTTATTATCACTTTACTTATGTTGTTAATGTCTATTCGTCCGTGAAAGAGATAGCAGCTAACCACGTTTTTGTATCCATTTGGATACAAATCAACAGAAGACCCATATCCTATTCGTGGATAAATCAAAATAGTTTCCACGACCGGCGTTTATACCCATAATTGTTAATATTTTCTTGATATAGTCGTTTTCCTTTCTCAATAGCTGCATTCCATATAGCTGCATCATTCCAAACATTAATTTTTTCGGGATCGCAACAAACTATAAATGGTGTTGATGGATTGCTCATCTCTTTGGTTGCAACTACTACAACAATATTTGTTTTGTTATATTTTTTTTCAAAAAAGTCTTTGATTTTAATTGCTTCCGCATATGGCAATCTCACCAATAAAATTATTGGTTTGTTCTCATTCTGTAGTAAGTTTTTGAATCTATCTATGCGTCTTTTGTATTTTACCAATACTTTCTCTGTATAGTCGTTATAATTATCTATTATTGGTTGGTCGCCACCATAATTCAGATCGTCGTCGTGTTTGTCTTTCTCTTCACAGTCTTTTTCACTATCATCTATTTTTGGATAATCATGTGGATATTGTATTCCATATCCATCTATAACTCGGGTTTTATTTTTATTTAATACTAAATTTCTATGAAATAATTTGAAATCGTCATTTATACATCTCATAATAATATTAGGATTTGTTTGTACCCAATCGAAAGGCAAAGCAAAACCTCTTAATTTTAAAGATTCTAAAGCACTAGCAGGAGAACAGTCAAATCCCAAAGGAATATAAGTAAAATCCATTTATTGTTATTATATAATATATTTAGAATTACAATTGTAATTACAAAATTGTAATTCTAATGCAAATTATGACGGTGGCAAAGGCGCCAAACATAACTTTATTTCACCCAAAGATGCTACATCATATTTTACTATCAAAGGCAAATCGTTACCTAAATACATCTCTAAATGACTACAAAGGGGTGTGCATTTAATAAAATGAGACAAGGATTTTAGTGAAAATTCGCCTTGAATGATAACAGAAGCATCCGATTTTTGTATAAATTCCATATTACCATCGGATTCAGACCGGAATATGCGAGAACTAGCAAAATTACCTTCACATGAGAAAATCAGGTCATTACCAACTGACTTTATTTCAATTCTATCGGAAATACCATTCAAATCGCGAATAATCTTTTGGAAATCAGATGTAGGCAAATTAATAACAGTCGAATACTCTACATCTGGAACAACTAGTTCTTCGGTATCGGGTTCAATCAATCTCAACTTCTGACTATAACATTGTTTAATATCACCATTATCGTATTGAAGACCCAAATGAGAAACTATACCATCATGATAATCCGCTTTATCAATATACATAGATAGTGTATCATCGTTCGACATAGTAGAAATGACCTTGAATAAATGAAGCGTATTCGCACAAACGATTATTTTATCGGGATTGCAATTATATTGTTCAAACTTGTGGGAATTTAGGATAACATTCACCAAAATAGTATGTGTCTTATCAAAATTAATAATCTTCATACCATCTTTAGTGAATGTAATAGTTGCATCAGTCAAAATATCCTTTATGGCTGTAATCATATTACGAATTGGCTGAATTTGGACAGTTTTAATAGTTAATACATTATTTTCTTCGTTCATAACTAAAATATAAAAATAGTATGCGTTTGTTTTTATATTTTTCTTTAATTAAATGTATTAATCTAATCTAATCTAACATTTGAACAAAATATAATAAATATAATAGAAACGTATTAATAAAATAATATATACGAATGCATATCGTAGATTTATATGGAAATAAAGTTGATATAGAACATCTAGAGAAAGACGAACAAGAATTAGCAAAATATTTTATTTTAGAAAATGATGTTGTGTTAGAATTAGGTGCTCGTTATGGTTCAGTTTCATGTATAATTAATTCTAAATTAAATAATAAAAATAATCAGGTTGTAGTAGAACCAGATAGTAGAGTCTGGGAAGCTTTAGAAAAAAATAAAAATAACAACAACTGCGAGTTCAATATTGTTAAAGGATTTATTAGTAATAAAAAATTGGATTTAACTAATTTAGATGATTATTACGGTTACGGGTCTACTTTTATAGAAAATAATGATACAAAAATACCATCATATTCTTTAGATGAAATAATAGATAAATATAAGTTAAATTTTAATGTTCTTGTCGCAGATTGTGAAGGATTTTTGGAAGTTTTTTTTGATGAAAATCCTAATTTATATGACAAATTAAGATTATTTATATTTGAAGCAGATTATCCTGAAAAATGTAATTATGATAAAATTAAGAATAAATTAACTGAAAAAAATTTCATTCAAATATTTGAGAAAGGAATTCAAAATGTTTGGATAAATACGTGTTATTAATATCTATTCGTGGATAAATGTATTTATCCACGAATAGAGATATGGGTCTTTTGCTGATTTGCATCCAAATGGATACAAATCTAACGATAGGCCTTAAAAATATAATTTATCTATTTTTCATCGTATATCGTAAACACCGACCTTCTTTTTTACATCGCCGAGTTGCCATCTTTAATGCCTTGCTATTTGGCTTGCACCCTTTTTTCAAAATATAATAATCTATAATACTTGATGGTCCACCAGTAATAGCACTACCTAATCTGGCTAGTCCCCAAGATTCAGCGCTCTGGTTAGGACGAGACCCAGATGAAAAATATGCTCCGCGCCCCTTATTTACTATTTTTTCAAGAGATGATTGAGAACATTTGGTTTCTTTAGCCAATTCTTTTGAAGGAAGAATTGCATCTATTTTATATATTTGTTCAGCTTTAGCAACGTGTCCTGAGGGTTTTGATTTAAATGAAGCAATTTTAGGACGAGTATAGTACTTACCCTTCTCGTAAAGAGAACGCGATTTCAATAGATTTCGGAATTGACGGGTTTTATCCTTATTGGATAAGTTTTTAGGCAAATAGCGAATAGGCATATTCCGCCGTGTTTTATTAATGTGGACTTTATTCTTTTCATAATGATAATTTGTCATTCTAGTAAAATACATTTAGAAAATATATACGTAGATATATTATATAATAAAATGGCAATTCCTATTAGTTCTACTACATACGAACAATTGAACACCGATATTCGAAACATACTTTCATCCAACGCAGTTCCTGTGATAAGCATTTACACAGATGCCGCTGCTACCGTTTTAGAGACCGATTCCCATGGTCCAATCCAAAGCAGACCAATTTTAAGCGTCAGTTATACACAATCATATACTGGAGAAGACGGCAATCCTACTGAACCATTCGTTACTATAGCTTTCTATGATGGAAGCACTTTTACTGACATATTTAAAACGGTGGATAACGTAGATGACCACTGGTATGTGTTGGGCACACAAGATGTTAAATATACTAAATTCTAAACACTCATTTTTTATATACTTTTAATTTCTGATTCCGATTCCGATTCCGATTCCGATTCCGATTTTCTCTAAAAATACTTAAAAACATCGATAGTTGTTATATATAATGAAATACATAACAACTATAATAAAAAAAATATTACCAAAACAAATACCTAAACCTGTTGGTAGATGGAGAATAGAAGATTGTAATATAAAAATGAATCATAAAATAGATTTGTCAAATGAAGACCATTGTGGTCCTTGTGGACAATATGCATTAGAAAAAATAGTATTAAAAAACAATAAAAACTCTGATATTCAATTAGAGAAATCAAAATAGTAAATCTGAATTACAACGACATCTAAAATAAAAACAATTAGACGTAAGGATTTATTTGGCTATACTATTCTCGCAACTCATATAATGACCTAAATAAATATCATGGTCAGTTATTGAAGCGTCCTGTAATTTATACTTTTGAGAACACATATTATCTTCACAATCTGATGCGCTACAAATACGAATGTTTTCAAATTCATCCTCGAAAACCTCTCTACAAGAGTGATAATATTCAAACCCTTTTATAGTTGGAATATGTGGAACAATATCTGCATTATGTACGATACGCCACATATTTGTAAGTTTAGAATTTACAAAAACAGAATAATCATAATCACCTATGCGAGGTTGTCCAAAATTATAAACCGATGATTCGATATTTAATGATGCTAATTCCATCGCAAATAATTGTGCAACTGCTGCACCATATGAATGACCTGTTATTATAATATCATAATCATATTCCTTTTTTAATTTATCAATCGCTGATACAGTTTCATTAAGAATGCCGACTGTTGACTTATAAAACCCTTTGTGTACTTTACATCCACAATCAGGAAATGTTAAATAATCCACCTTTTTCACCTCGAAATCATTTATCCAATTTCTGATTGATGACGAACCTCGAAACACAGCATATATGGTTTTTGCAGATTGTAAGAACCCAACATACCCCTGTATATCTGTATTATAGTCGTGTATTATATTTTTTACAATAAAACCGGTAGCAGGTCCTGAAATAGACATAGTTTGATATTTTGTTTTATCACAATAAGCAGCCGCACTTAGCCAAACCGATATATTAGCCTGGTTTATTGAAAAACAGCATATTTTTTCTATCCAAAGCAATAATATTATATAATACCACATTTATATAATATTCATAAAAAATCTGAATTCAATTGGAAATACGATAAGTATTAAATACTTTATCAAATATGGGAAAAACTAATCCATAATTATAGACCATATATCTGTGATGAATATTGTGAGATGTTATCAAAATATCCGAATGTGAAATAAACCCCATAGTAGTAAAAAAATATATTCCAAATAAATATTCACTTATATTCATAGGTAATATAAATGTGGGTATATGTAAACACACCATGTACATATAAAAATCTATCATATTCGCATACAAAAAATCGATAGGATACGTATTCATATTAGCATGATGATAAGAATGTATCATTTTATAAAAAAAACGTGTATGAACAATGCGATGATATATATAATAACTTAATTCAACAAAAAACAAATAAGATGCCATATTGAAATAAAACGTTACCCATGTATGTGCTAATGCATCTGCATTTTTATAAGTATGAAGTGATAAAAAACCGGAAAAAGCTAGAGGTGGTATTGCGCGCATTTTCAACGTATCCAAATCTGTAATTTTCATATCTGGTCGAAAGAATTCTTTATTTAAAAACTGGCAAATTATGAATGTCGTATATCCAGCATAAAAAACTATAGCAGGCAAAGCTAATAATGAAAATAAGATTGAATCCATAGTTAATATCTGCATGTTAAAATATATTTATATAATTATAATTAGATATATTTTATTTTTATGCCTCTTCTATATCATATTGCCCATATTTATTTACCAATCTTCCAACTAAAATAGGTTCAACTCCAGTTCTCGCTGCGCGTTGATAACTTTCAAAATCATATAATTCATTTGTATCTTCATTCAACGCATAATCAATACCAGAAATAGTTATTTTCAACGCTTTCCAACGTATTTTTGCAACATCTAAACCTGCTTTGTCATCACGGTCTCTCTCAAAAACAGGATATGAAATGAATTGGTTTGAATCCACTTTTCCAAAACCATAACACACTAATGGTTCGTCAGTTTGCTTTGATGAATATAAATTGCAATCTATGGCTGTTTCTTTTACCGCTTGTAAAATCTGGTTATTAATACGCTGTTTAATACTGGCTATTTCATATAATGTTTCGTCAGTCGTAACCGGGGTTTTCTTATCGATTCTGCTTATATCGCGTATTCGTAAATCTATATGTTTATCATCCGTTTTTTGTTCTTCAGATAAGGATGTTATATACAAGAAGACTTTCACAGTTCTCAATTCTTCTGGTAAATCTTGATGACTACAAATACGGCGAGCTCGACCAATAACCTGTTCAACCCGTGGCATATGCCAATATGGTTCTACTACATGAACAAACCGTGTATTTCTTAAATTAATACCCTCAGCACCAGACGAAGTAATCATTAATAATTTTATTACCTCACCATACATATTATTTTCGGCTGTTCTTCTCAATACAGTAGTTATAGAAGCAGGAACATAATCCCACATACCATTAAATACATTACGGATAATTTCCTTTTCTTCTACGGTTTCAGTTCCTGTATAAAGGGCAAATCTAGGTTTTCCTGCATTTCCTTCTGGGTCAGTATCTTCTATTTCCCAATCATTCGATGCACCGCGTTTTATTTTAAATTCGACGAACCCATTCGCTAACAAAATAAGACGTAAAACTCCTATACCCTCAATCGTTCGGAAATGGCTATATAATAAATGTAGGCCGACATTCTCTGGGTCAATTATATTCTCTAATATTTGGGCGAATTTTGGACTTATATTCTCTAATGAATCTGGTGTTAAATATTTTGATTCATCGGAACCCTCTATTTTAACATTTAAATCTTCCAACGCCTTTTCTATGCGTTTTGCATATGTGCGTATGTTCTCTCCAGTTATTTCTTCTTCAGCATCTTGCTTATCTTCTTCTTCGCCGATTGGAGCATATTCATCAATATTTCCTCTTTGTTCAATAGGTATAGCATCAAAAGTCGATTCGGATATATCTTTTTCTGGTTTAATAGTTGGAACAGGACGAACAATACCATCAGGGAATACAAAATTACAGGCTGCTCTTGAAAATATACGATAAGTAGATGAAATATTATAGACCTCTTCTGTTCCACTCTGTTGTTTTCGCTTTCTTTTCTTAGCCGCACTTTCTCTATCAGCTTCTTCTTTTCTAATTTTTTCGTAAATAGCAAACTGATAATTTGTCATGATTGATTTAACTACATGATAATTGTCGCCCTCCGAGGTTTTTACAAACCGAGGTAACAATTGTTCCTGAGCACTACGGAAATAAGACGTCAAACCTAATATTCTGCGCTGAAATAAGTTAATATTTTTGGTTTCTTTAGTTTCATCATTCACAAAAGTATTTAAAAATGCTTCGGATTCGTCAGGAAGAGCCTTGTACAAATGAGTTTCAATAGTCGCCATCGGAATTTCAAGGTCATTTCTACGTAAAATAGCAACCACTTTATTTATAAAGTCGGTATCTGAAATATTACCAGTTTCATCTAACTTAACGCCATCATACCTTTCGAATGCTTCACTAGAACCTCCCATATATGGGTTATTCTCAAAATTAGCGCCCTGTTTATATAATAAATCGACATCAGCATCTGATTCAATAAATTCATCCTGTGGTTTTTCAATTCGTTCTACCATTATGTTATCATTTGGGTTCTCTATTTTCGAATAATGTTTCTTCGTTTTATTTGAGGCACCACCAATCACATCTTTTTTTACGCGTTGCGTTCCTTTTAATATACCTCGTTTCTTTGTATTTATAAAACCAAATGGATTACGTGTAATTGTTAGTTTATTTCCACTATATTCTACCAAATCAAAGGTTCTCAAATTCGCTTTATCCAACATAGTAATAATACTATCCGTATTTACCTTTTCTGCAGTTTTTACATTTACTGTCATGGTCCATGATTTTATATACCCACGTAAAATATTATACAAAATGCCGATTTCATTTGGATAATTTATAATAGGTGTACCAGTTAATAATACTACTTTTGCGTTAGTTGCTTTCAATAAAAGGTCATATAAAATAAACGAAATAGAATCGGGGGATTTTATTTTATTGACTATACGACTTACGAAATTGTGTGCCTCGTCAATCACAACAACTGAATTATCAAATGGGTTTCTAGTCATATCGCCTGTCAATAAATTGAGCTTATTGCGATTCATTCCGTTGTAGTTTATGTCAGTATATTTAGAACGAATCATTTCGTTCAATTGTTCATCAATTGCGGTTTGTTGTTCGGTTGATAATTCAGTAAAATTAGCCTCCTTTTGTATATTAACCAACCATGCACCACCCTTTTTACGTATAAAATCAGTTGATACTGACAACGCTCTAGATAATATACCAACATATTCTGGATTTCCGTCAATAGAAACGAATTCCCAAAATTGGTTTTTCTTGTAAAGGGGGTCTCCACATTTCTTCATTTCGCTGAAAAAATTCATTTTAAGAGATGCGGGGGTTAATACAAAAACTCGCTTGTTTGATTTCATACCCTCTGCGATAGCTATGGATGTGCACGTTTTTCCAGCCCCTAAACCGTGGTATAAGAGCAATCCTCGGTAAGGTGTGTATAAATTCAAATAATCACGAACAATTTTTTGATGTGTCAATAAATCAAAATCTGCGGATTGACTCGAATCACATGATACTTTATCAACATCCGCCATAATATCTTGTCTGTATGGTTTAAACAGTTCAGTCAATTTCTGAATAAAAATTTTGCGATTATTCATATAATAACTCGATGCCTTAACTATAACTTTCTCACGTTCTTTAGGTAACCTATCTGCAACTTTCTGTGTTCGTATAACCGCTGTAGTTAAATCGATATCCGACATTTTAACATCTCCCTCGCGTATTTTTATTTTTCTTCCACGTTTAGGTTTTTCCTTTTCATCTATTATTTTTTCCGCCATTTGTTCTTTAATATCATCTTCCAAGATAACGGGTTTTTTTGCCTCTACTAGTTGGGTTATTTTTTCTAATTCTTTTTCAATTTCTTCATCTGCAGTTTCAATATTAAACCCGGTAGGTTCTGCAATAACAGGGCTTAGAAGGTTCTCGGCTCTCTCTTTTATCACCAATTTTTTCTTTTTATTAATAGGAATAGGAATGGGTGAAATAATTTCTGGAACAGGAACACCTTGAGGAACCGTTGGTTTCACCAAAAGTTCGGACTTTACTTTTAAAACATCATTTTTTTCTAATCGTTCAAGAATTAATTTACGATTAATAGTAGATTTAAATCTTTTATCGAAGATAGATACAGGTTGCGCTCTATTTATTGCGCCGAGAGACCCTGGTTCGACTTCATCAACTTGTTCTTGTTCTTGTAGTTGTTCTCCAAAATGAATACGCACATTATTTTGTCTATTTGGTATTAATTTCTTTTCTAATAATTCTAAACTAACTATTGAAACACTCATTATAATACTATCTATATTATAGTATTATAAATTTCTTAATCAATAAGCGCATCAAAAATTCGCTAATTGTCTGATTGCATCGTCGCACGCCAGTTGTTCTGCCTTCTTTTTAATCTTATGTTTACCTCCGCCCAAAAATACAAATACCTTGTTATTTTTTGACATTAAATTATGTATATCATTATGTGACGCAAACTTCGATATATGAATTGCCTGACTTGGAATTACTTTATGTATTGGTTGGCCTAAACATAAATATACTCCCATGTAATAACCACTTTCTGTATTATGTTCTTCAACTTCCAAATAATCAGGCGTAACTTTGTACTCTTTCTGTATCTTAACTTGTAGAATATTTTTATAATTATCATCGTTCTTAATCAAATTAATCCAGTCCACGTGTTTTTCAAAGACATTCTCGACAAATATTTGCACCATTTGAAAACCAGGGCCAGTAACAAATACATCTTTGAACCAACCATCTTCATCATTTACAGTAATTTTATTGAAATCTAAAAACATCGCACCAATAAACGATTCAAACAAACACCCCAATTTCTTTAGATTCGTTCTGGTTTGTTTACCCTCCGCATGTTTTGATAAAATAAACCATTTATGTAGCCCCATCTCGTATGCCATCTTTCCGATGGATTCATTTTTAACTAAAGCTATCTTCTTTTCTGTCATGAACCCCTCATTTTCTTTAGGAAATCTTCTATAAAGATAATATTTAGTAATACATTCCAATACACCATCTCCTACAAATTCCAATCGTTCATTCGATTTAGTGTAAAGAGGCAAACAATCAGCCGGTTTTTCTACAATTACTATATTATTTTGTTCGTTTTCAAGATTGGGACGTTTCGTATAAGAACGATGCACAAATGCGCGTTTATAAAGGGCCAGATTATTTACAGAAACACTTATTCCGTATCTTTTAAGTATATCTTGAACCTCATAATCAGTAATTGGTTTATTTAGGGGATTATATGGGTCAAATATGTATGTATCTACTCCATTCTGATTTTTTTCAATTCGTACATCGTCATCATTATTCATGTTATTTCTATCAAATAAAATGAATCGTGCTAATTAATATTCGTAATACGTTTTTATATTCTTTTAAAATATTTTATGGAGGTCTCTAAAATAAAATATTTAGATATAATATAACTATTAAAGATGGTTCTCATGAATTCTACTAAACGTGCTAGACACACATCCTCTATCGTTAATCAAAATCAGGGTGGAGGAAACAAAAAGGCTGGTTTATATCCTCAAGTTGGTCGTGAGGCTTACACAAGCGTTGTGATGGGAATAACTACCGGTGTTCAACTCAATCACTGTTGCCAACTTAAGAGCTTTCAGACTACCTCTGCTATTAACGCAAATGTTAAACAATCTCGCAATACCGGAACTGTTCGTTCTTGGTGGAAATTTATTTAATAACTTAAAAACAATATAATGATTTCTTGTTTTTCATTATATTATTTAACATGCGTATAATTATTGATGAACGCGAAACAGCTCTTTATGAAAGGTGTCAAACTTTATTAGCAAATCAGCCTAATTTAAGCAATATCCAGCTATCCAAGGAAGTTCTCCCTTTAGGTGATATTCTTTTAAAACCAACTTTGAAAGAAGGGATTACTGACGATATCATCTATTTAATGATTGAACGCAAATCTTTTTCAGATTTATTGGCATCAATAAAAGATGGAAGATATGAAGAACAGTCATATAGATTGGAACATTCTAGTGGATTACCTGTACATTCAATTATTTATTTATTAGAAGGAATGTTCTCTCAATTGCGAAATGATTCAGATAAAAAAATAATATATTCCGCGATGACATCCTTACAATTTTTTAAAGGGTTTAGTGTACAACGCACATCTATGATGAGTGAGACCGCCGAATGGTTAATACATATGGCTAATAAAATAGAAAGGAAAATAACCGAAGGAGCGAAACCCTATTATACAAAAACTGAACCTACTGAAAAAACAGAAAACTCAATAGAACAGGTTAAAAATGATCCGGCTAATTATTGCACCGTTGTAAAAAAGGTAAAGAAGGAGAACGTAACGCCAGAAAATATTGGAGAGATTATTTTATGCCAAATTCCCGGAATTAGTTCGGTCACCGCTATCGCTATTATGAAACATTTTGGAACATTTCCTAGAATGATTCATGAATTACAGAATAATCCAACATGTTTAGAGAACCTTACTATTGAAACAAATGGAAAAATCCGCAAAATTAGCAAAACGAGTTTGGAAAATATTCGTCAATATTTAACTAAGTAAATTGTTTATATTCAGTAGAAACTCCTTCAATCATATACCAAAAAGCGGAATTATTAACATCATTATTTCCAAAAAAACTACCATCATCAAAATAAACAGTCAAATAACCATCAATATTAACATTACCTGAAATATCAGTATACGGATAAGTGTATATTGTTTCAGTAACTAAACGTGAAATTATAGGATTACCATTTGAATCCAGAGCAGCAGTATTTCCACTTCCATCTGTAAATAAACTCATTCGAATATATCCAAGTGTATGAAGAGCGGTATTTTCATCAGTAGTTATATTTAAATATTCACCATTCAAAATTGGCACTAAATTAATGTCATTCGTTGTAGCTATAGAGCTAATTGCTGAAACATCCGGGAAACTGATAAATCGTGTATGAATTTTATTCGAGTAAATAATCGTGGTTTTAGGAATATTTTCCATTATACTTAATATAAATATTATGTTTTTACTAAAGATAATATTTATTTTACAGCAGTTATGCTTTTGTGATTACAATTTTTATAATGTAAATTACAAAATATCAACTGGGGGGTTTGTGGGTCCATTAATTGTAGGATAAAATGCGGTTTTCGGGGTAAATAGAATAGGCCTAGACACATTACTACCTTCATATTTACCAGAATCAACCATCTGTTGCGTATAAATAGTTCCTGCCCAATTAGGGTCCATAGGATTATCACTAATTTTATTCTGTTTGGTATAATCATGTATTTGGTCCAAATTAGTATACTCACCTACATGTAAACCTTGTGGGTCAAATCCAGGGAAGTTATTGGAGTTGTATGGAGCATTTTCACGATTTGCATCAATAACATTTACTACATTAGAAACTTGTGTAGGAACCATAGTAGGAAGACCACCTTGTAAATCAAAAGGGCTGGGACGCATTCTGAGAACATCTTCACCTTGCGCGTTATTTTCTTGTTTCAAATAGAGAACAGGACAATTAATTCCTTTAGACCGCTGTATTTCTAAATAGTTGATATATTCATCTAAATTAAAAAACGGTATAGGGTTTTGACCTTCTACTATTGGTTTACTTGTATTATATAACATTAATACGTTTCCCTTTTGTATTAATAAATCAGGACAACTATTATTTTCAAGATTCTCCACGCCCTCTTTTACAGAAAAAATAATATAAATTCCAACTAAAAATGTTACAATTAGAAATAATACAAAAAATGCCTTTATTTTATTCATTACCGATATACACTATGTCTAGGAAAAATATCTACTTAATATATATAACTTAATATAAAATGGTTTATAGAACTAGACACAAAAATCCACGCAGATTTAGAGCGACGCGTAAAAATCAAAAGCCCGCTGATGGAGTATTAGCCGGATTGATTTTTGCAAATTGGTGCGGTCACTGTCAAGCATTAAAACCAGTATGGAATGAGGTAAAACAATCTCTATTAAAAAACCCACAATTCAAGAATCTAGCAGGAAAAATAATTGAAATCGAGGATTCGGATTCCCAAAAAGATGGCAAAATAGCAAATATTAATAAAAATATAAAAGGAGAACCATTAAAAGTAAATGGGTTTCCAACTATATTTAAAAAACGTGGAGGTTCGATAGAATATTATAACGGAGAACGAACAACAGACGGGTTAGAAAAATGGTTTTTAGGTGGTAATCCCAAAATGCCAACAACCGGTGGATACAAACTAAAACCAAGAAAACAAAGCAAACAAAGCAAAACCAAATAAAATTCCCATAAATATATCGCACTAATATATTTATGTAGAAAATTGAATTCAAATATATAAAATATCTAAAAGATACTTAATTTAAAATATTATCAAATCGAGATGTCAAAACCAAAAAAGCTCGCTATAGTAAAAACCTTCCGGTTATTTGATTTTCATGTATATGATGATTCGCAACAAACAGAAGACGCGGTTGGTTCCGACCCTGAATCAGTAGACAGCGACAAACCCATGAGGTCTACAAATAAAGATGACCAAGTATTTGTAGTTCAGATGTTTGGAGTAAACGAAACCGGAGAGACGTGTTGTTTATATATAAACGATTTCCAACCTTTCTTCTTCGTTAAAGTTGGTGATAATTGGGGGGACTATGAAACTAACACGTTTATTCGCGAATTAAAAACAAAGGTGCAAAAACGCTATAATGATTCAATCGCTTCATTCAAACTAGTTGATAGACAAAAATTATACGGTTTTAGTGGAGGAAAAAGCCACAAATTTATTCAGATAATATTTAAAAATTCCGCAGCGATGAATAAATACAAAAATCTTTGGTACGAATATGTGGAAAATCATTCAACCGGAGTATCATATCGTAAAAGGAAACCTATGATATCCTTTAAAACTAGTTTGGAACTATATGAAAGTAATATTCCTCCATTACTCCGATATTTCCATATTAATAACATTAGTCCTTCTGGATGGGTTTCTTTTAAGACAAATCGAGTTTTAAAACCGGCAATTCACACAACGACTTGTAAGTATGAATATATTTGCCCAATAAAAGAACTCATTCCCATGCCTTCTAAAGAAACCCGGGTTCCATATAAAATATGTAGTTTTGATATTGAGGCAAGTAGTAGTCATGGGGATTTTCCCGTACCCATTAAGACGTATAAACGTCTTGCTACAAATTTAGTAGATGCATTTCTCAAACAACTACAATTCATGGATTCAGCAAAAAGTAAGGTCTTGTTAAAAAAAGTCATCATGGCAGCGTTTGGGTTTGGTGCTTTTGATGATGTGGATATAGTTTATCCTAAGACTCCCCCTTCAAAAGAGCGCGTTAATAATCTTATAACTATTTTATACGAAAAAACAATAGACCAAGCAAAAAGGGCGAATACAGAGGAAGACAATTCTAGACTTTTAACTATTGATTCAGTTTTCGATAAAATCAGAGAAACACATAAAAGAGGAGGTACTGATGGCGATGACGAAGGCGATGTTCTTGGGACAGTTAATGAATCAAATGGATTAGTTGATGTAGAAGAGATAACTCAGCCGGTTAGACAGTTTTACAAAAAGCCATCTGCTATTGAGAAAAAAATAACAATATTAGATTTGCTGGTTAGTGATAAACATGACCGCGATGAAAAAATACAAATATCCAACGACGTTTTGACTATGCTATTTCCAAAACTAGAGGGTGATAAGGTGACATTTATTGGTTCTACGTTTCTCAAATATGGTGAAACAGAGCCTTATTTGAATCATTGTTTAGTTTTGGGGTCTTGTGACCCAGTAGAAAACGTAGTAATTGAATCAGTAGAAACAGAATCGGATTTATTACTTAAGTGGGCCGATTTAATACAAACAGAAAATCCGGATATTATTATTGGATACAATATATTTGGTTTTGATTATGAGTTTATGTTTCGACGTTCCCAAGAAAATGAATGCGCCAAGCAATTCCTGCTTTTATCAAGAAAAATTGGCGATTTATGTGCGTCACAATCTCGCGATACTGGAGAATTAACTATAGAAAATACAAAATTAGTAATTGCGAGTGGAGAATATGACTTACGGTTCTTTAAAATGATTGGTCGTCTTCAAATTGATATGTATGCTTATTTCCGACGAGATTTCAATCTATCATCATACAAGCTAGATGACGTTGCTGGTCAATTTATTAGCGACGATGTTAAGAAAATTGTCTGCACATCTCATGCAACTCATGGAGACATAACTGAATTATACAGTCAAAATCTGATGGGGTTGAACGTAGGTGATTTTATTCATATAGAACTAAGCAGTTTTACATCAGATTATTATAAAAATGGACAGAAATTCCGCGTTTTGGAAATTGACCGTGGGCGAGAAATTGTGGAAACAATCAAAGGCAAAGAAATGACAAATAAATATAATGTAATTATTATCGGTGGACATGAGAATGTTGACCGTTCCAAATCTGTAAAATGGGGTATGGCGAAAGATGACGTAACTCCTCAAGATATTTTTAGATTAGCAAATCGCGATTCGAGTGGCCGTGCCATCGTCGCGAAATACTGTATTCAAGATTGTAACCTAGTTCATCATTTGATGAATAAAATCGATGTAATTACTGGTTATACTGAGATGTCTAGTATTTGTAGTGTTCCAATCAGTTTCTTAGTTTTCCGCGGACAGGGTATTAAACTCACAAGTTTCGTCGCTAAAAAATGCCGTGAGAAAAATACTCTAATGCCTGATTTGGAGAAAACGACAGAAGCAGATGGTTATGAAGGAGCTATTGTTTTACCGCCAAAATGTTCAATGTATATGGATAACCCAGTCGCATGTGTTGATTATTCATCTCTATATCCATCCTCTATGATTAGCCAGAATTTCTCTCATGATAGTAAGGTATGGACAAAAGAATATAATTTGGCTGGTGAATTGATAAAGATTACTGGCGAAAGGGATAATAATGGAAAGTTTGTTTATGACAATTTGCCAGGATACGAGTATATAGATATGGAATTTGACACATTTAAATATATTCGCAAAAATGCAACTGCGCGTGCGGAAAAGACAAAAGTAGGTAAAATTATATGTCGTTGGGCGCAATTCCCCAAAGATAAAAAAGGTATTATGCCTAGTATTCTAGAAGAATTATTGAAAGCACGTTCTGATACACGAAAAATGATTAAAACTGTGAAAGACCCGTTTATGCAAAATATTCTAGACAAAAGGCAGCTTGGATACAAAGTAACTGCAAACTCACTTTATGGACAATGTGGTTCACGAACTTCGACATTCTATGAAAAAGATGTTGCTGCGTCTACTACAGCAACTGGTAGAATGATGATAATATATGCAAAGCGTATTATTGAGGAAGTTTATGGAGATATGGTTTATGAAACTGCGATTCATGGGCCAGTTAAAACAAAAGCTGAGTATGTATACGGAGATAGTGTAGCAAATTATACACCAGTTTATGTTAGAAGAAATGGGGTATTTGATATATGTACGATTGAACAATTATGTGAAAAATACGGTAATGGCGAATGGACGCGTTGTTTAGAAAATGGAAAACAAGACAAGGAAATATGCGAACTTCCTGAAATTGAAACGTGGACAGAACGCGGATGGACAAAATTGTACCGCGTAATTCGTCATATTTTGGCGCCTCATAAAAAAATGGTACGTGTATTGACACATACTGGTTTGGTTGATGTTACAGATGACCATTCTCTTTTAAAACCTAATGGCGAGGAAATTTCATCAAAAGATTTAAATATTGGCGACGAATTGCTACACAACGAATTACCTAAGTCTAAAATATATTTCGAACAGGGTCTTCCGCATAATAATGAATATTATTGTTTTGATAATATGCTAGATGCTGCGATGTGTTATTATAATTTAACATCATTCAATAAATATAATCTATATACAATTTCATATGATGATGATTACTATAATGATGCGAATGGACCTTATACAAAAGGCAAACATACTATTATTATTAGTATGGTTCCAAAAAACAAGCAAATAAAAGAGTTGGAAAAGACAAAACCATGGAATGAACCATTTCCGCAAATATTTGCCAACAAGTTGCGCGAAAATGGTAAACATATTCCAACTACCGAAGAAAGAAAACAAATATATTTAAATACCACTAAGAGAGAAGAGAAATTTGTAGAAAATAAAAACAAGATAATATCCATTACAGAAATACCCTATGAAGGATATGTTTATGATTTAACAACTGAAAATCATCATTTTGCAGGAGGTGTAGGTAATATGATAGTACATAATACCGACTCAGTATTCTTTACATTCAATCTAGAAAATCCAATCACCGGTGAAAAAATCCGAGGTAAACCAGCACTCGAAATGACGATTGAAATAGCACAAGATGCCGCGCAGTTATGTAGTAAATGGTTAAAATCTCCGATGGAACTTTCTTATGAAAAAACTCTGATGCCATTTATTTTATTATCTAAGAAACGATATGTTGGTATGTTGTATGAAACAGATGCAAATAAAGGCAAACTAAAATTCATGGGTCTCTCTATAAAACGCCGAGATTCTTGTGATTATTTAAAAGATGTTTATGGCGGAATTTTGAATATGTTGATGGATACAACACAACAGGATAATATAAAGCGGGCAATTGAATATCTTGACAAATCGCTTAATGACTTAGTTGAAGGTAAAATTCCTATGGATAAGTTGGCAATTACGAAAGCATTACGTGGTTACTATAAAAATCCACAACAAATTGGGCATAATGTATTGGCTGAACGAATCGGTAAACGAGACCCAGGAAATAAACCAAAAGCGGGAGACCGTATGAAATTTGTATTCATAGTTAATGAAAATCCAAAGGCGTTAATGGGAGACAAGATTGAAACCCCCGAATTTATCATAGAAAACAAACTACAGATTGACTATAATCACTATATCACTAATCAGCTTATGAAACCGCTACAACAATTATTTGGATTAGCACTTGAACAAATATGGACCCTTCATGGTAAGCGCACCGCTATAAAGTTATTCCAAAAAGAACTTGACAAATTGGAACATGAATATCCGGACCTTGAAACATTCATGAAACAAAAGGAAAAGGCATGCAGCCGAAAAATAAAAGCACTCTTGTTTGACAAGGTATTAACAAAAATATATAATGAACAAAATCGCATTCAAACGATTACAAGTTTCTTCGGTCGTTCGTAAATACCGATAAAACAAAAATATTTTCTATAAAATAAAATTTTTTATCAATCTACTTCTATATTCATAGATAAATCGTATAAACTAATAGGTGTAACTTCTATACTATAATACATTTCAGTATTACTTGCGTTTCTATTATAATTTTGAATAAGACTGTTAAAATTATTTGTAACTTCATTCAATAAATCATTTAAACTATTTGTGGCGGTTGTGTTCATAGAATTGTCATAATAATCTGCATCTTCACTAGTTGCTGTATTAGAAACAGGTTCGACCGCTTCGCTATATTCATCGTCGCTGTCATCGTTTTCAGTTTCATAATCTAAGTAAGGTTCATTTACTGAACTTGTCAAATTATTAGCAGACGTTGATGGTGTAATTGGTGGGGTCTGACGCGACCTTTCAAGTTGTGTTGGTGTAACATATTCGCGAATATCATATCTACAAACCGGACATCTTACATTTCGACAAAACCAGTTTTCTATCGCGGACTTTTTAAAAATATGTCCACAATGTAATATACGAGTAACTTGTTCTCCTTCTTCAAATTCATCTAATGTAATCGGGCAATTTGTGCTATTACTACCATTATTGATATATTCAATTTGTTCTGTTGCTGTATTTATTTGTTCGGAAGTTGGGTATACAACCACATCTTGAAAATTAGCAGAAGGAAAATATCGATAAATAGCGCTATTAATTGTTCTTTCTATAGGCGTACTTGTTCTACTAGGAGTTAACAAATTTCCAAGAATTTGTGATGCCAAATTATTTATGCTCGTTCCGTCACGATTTACATTATTGCGATTTGTGCGCAAATTATTTACTTGTGTTGGAATCGGTTCAGCGGTTCTAAATGGGGTGGGACTGCTAGTTCTATTATTTCGTCTTAAAGGGTTCTCGGGTATTTGACTTCTTGATTGTTCCGGTTGTGGTTGTTCAGTTTGTGTTTGTTGACCAAATTGTTGTGTTCGAATTCTAGATAAGTCGTATTGTGCACTAATTAATAATTGTAAACTCATATTTATGTTATGGTTATATTCTCGTATATTTGTGTTATAGCCAGTTATAATGTCACGTAAAGCATGCAACAAAGACATGTATTCGACATATGTTTCACCCTGAGTATTGTTGTTATTTTGAATATTTGGTCTGCTTCTTACATTTGGGGTTATTGGTCTACGTGATGGAATAGTTAAATATTCATTTATTACATCCTCTACTATGTTTTGTATATTATCATTAAGTATATCATTATATCGACCGATGTTTTGTCTATTTCTTGAAAATCTATCATTATTCATATTTGATAATAGTTTAAAGCGATAACTCTATATATTCTTATTAATATATTATTTAAATGGACCTATCAAAATACCACAATAAAGGATTGACTGGAATAGAAAATTTGGGAAATACTTGTTTTTTAAACGCATGTATGCAAGTTTTAAATCACACGTATGAATTGAACGAATTTCTTGATTCTGAGAAATATACTCGTTTTTTAAAACCAGGTTCTCCAGATTCGGATATATTAATAGAATGGAATGACCTTCGAAAAGTTATGTGGAGCGGTAATGGAACAGTTACCCCAAAAAAATTCGTATTTAATGTTCACCGCGTTGCAACTATTAAAAATAAGGATATTTTTACTGGATATGCACAGAATGATATGCCAGAATTCCTGCTATTTATGATAGATTGTATGCATACTAGTATTTCGCGCGGTGTCAATATGAGTATTAGCGGAACTATACAGAATAATATTGATGAAATGGCGATAAAATGTTACGAAACATTAAAAACTACTTATTCAAAAGAATACTCGGAAATAATGGATATGTATTATGGATTGTTTGTTTCTGAAATTATATCAAAAGATGGTAAAACACGTCATGTGATGAAACCTGAGAGTTATTTTATATTGGATTTACCAATTACAGATGGAACTGAGGTTGCATCAAATATATATAACTGTTTTGACATATTTGTAAAACCAGAATGTTTAGAAGGTGATAATGCTTGGTATAACGAAAAAACTGGCGAAAAAGAAGACATAAAGAAGCAAATTTCTTTTTGGAATTTTCCTAAAATTTTAGTCATCGTTTTAAAGCGGTTTTCTCCGGACGGTCAACATAAATTAAATAATCTTATTGATTTTCCAATAGATAATTTAGACTTATCACGCTATATTCGTGGATACAATCCGGCTTCTTATAAATATGATTTATTTGGTATTTGTAATCACATGGGTGGACCGATGGGTGGTCATTATACTGCATTTGTAAAAAATGCACAAAACAGCTGGAACCATTATAATGATAGAAGTGTCGAAACTATAAATGACCCAAAAACTGTAATTACTCCTCTTGCTTACTGTTTATTTTATCGTAAAAAAAATAACTTGGTATAATATATCTATTTAGAATTATGATTGAAACATATACAGATAAAGCGACAACATGGGCACAAAAACAGCAAGATGTTTCGGGGAATACTGTGAAAAAGGTAGATGTTTCGGGGAATACTGTGAAAAAGGTAGATGTTTCGGGAAATAGTACGCAAAACACCGATGTTTCAGGGAATACTGTGAAAAAAGTAGATGTTTCGGGGAATAAACCAACAGATGCCTCTGGTAATACCGAACAATCCCTATTTTACAAAATTTTTAATAAATCAAATATCATTTTAATAATATGGTTTTTAGCAATTTATTTTATTGTTTACTTTATTCTTGGGTTTTTCATGAATGCTGGTTCAGACACTTCTAATTTCCAATTACGTTTAAGCAATACTTTAGATTTGTTAATTTTAGGTATATTGCTAATTTTCTTAATTTCTTATTATTATTCTTCTACAGATGAACAAAAGAGTAATCTACTTACAGATATGTATAAAAAATTTACGGATTATGTCGATGACCCAAACTCTATATTTTCAACAGGGCTCTTTATTTTCGTATTTTATGTGGTTGTTTATCTATTTCGTTTTCCGATGACAGCTGAAACAAAACCTATTTTCATTTCTATTGTTGAAACTATAGTTTGGGTTCTCCTGGTTATCATTTGTTTTGTGGATTTTTTCAAATATGTATTAGGAATTGATGTTATGAATTCATTCAAAGCAACTAGTATATGGAAATCTATACCGACTAAACCTATAGACATAAGTTTAAATAAAATTGTTGATTTGAGCGGTGCTAAACCGATAGAAGAAGTGTTTAATGTTTCTAATAATCTTTATACATACGATGATGCGCAAGCGATTTGTACTTCATACGGCGCAAAATTAGCTACCTATGACCAAATTGAACAGTCTTATAACAAAGGGGCTGAATGGTGCAACTATGGTTGGTCAGATGGGCAAATGATTTTCTTCCCCACACAACGTTCTACATGGAATAACCTACAAAAAGATGAGAAACATAAGAATGATTGTGGCCGACCTGGAGTTAATGGTGGATATATAGCAAATCCTTATATGAAATTTGGAGTCAATTGTTACGGAAAAAAACCGAAACCAACACAGGCGGATTTAAACCGTATGTCAGCAAAACAAAATCAAGTCACACCTAAAACTGAAGAACAAAAGGCATTAGATGCTAAGGTCGGTTATTGGAAAGAAAATGCTGATAAATTGTTACAATTAAATTCGTATAACACCAAAAAGTGGTCTCAAAATTAGAGACAATATTTTATGTATAGTTTTTATTATACATGAAATTATATACTTCTTATGCGTCGGGTTGTTCTCGAACGTTGTTTACTTTTTCTATTCAAAGTTAGGCTTTTGACTTTTGAACTAGGAGTTGACATATTCATTTCTTGTATAACCTTTCGTTGTAATCCACCCATTAATGTCTGTTTCATATCATTTAATTTTCTAAAATTGTCGCCTACGTTATTGTATAAAATCTTCATTTCTTCTTCTTCTGACGGTCCTGTAATCGAATCAAAATCAATTTCATTTATACGTTTTACTATGTCTAGTCCATTAGTGGCTAAATTGTCCATATCTTCGTTCAATTTATGAACCAATGATAAAAATGTTTTTACTGATGTTTTCGGCATTATATAATATAAAATTATTATATAATTTTACAAAGTCCTTGATACTATATCGTCGAAAATGTGGGTTAAATCATAGCTTGAATCTTTAAAATATAAAATAACTGCGGAAACAACTAACAAATTAAATATACCGCTATTCAGGTTCTCAAACGCACTTTTATCAGTCTTCGTATCAAATATAATATCCATCCATTCCGGTCCAAAATTGCTGACACCGTCATCTATATGATGTTGTTTATGTGCGTCTGGCTTACTTATATGGTAATTTATTAAATGATATGTCAGATAAAATAGAGCCCAGAGTAAAATAATATATGGGTTAAAAACATGAAATTTAAATAATTTTTCAAACACCGCGCCGAAAAATATTAATATGAATCCACCAAATACAAAAAAATCAATCAACGCCTCTATTAATAATACTATATAGGAATCGTGGTATTTTGGGTCATGATGCAATAAATGTAATTTACCAAAGGTGCTAAATAATTTGTTATGTGCTAACAAATGAGAAAAATAACTCCAGCTAGTAACCGCATAGAATGTAAATATCGAAATAAAAATATTACGCTCTGTTTTATAATTAATGAAAAACACCAAGAATAGAGCTGTCAAATAAAGTGGCTCATTAACAGTAGCCAATTTTATTTGGTTTACTATAAATGAATCTTTCCTAGAATAATGTTGGCTATCAGTAATTGTTTCAAACATAACTACTATATAATTATATTTTATAGTAGTCGGTTTTCAATTACTAGATAAAAATTCCTGGAAACAATATCGCATTAATAACAATATGATTTTTGTAGTAGAAACCATAATAGACATCAATATCCACTGTAGCGTATAATTTCCACGCGATGAAACATTATAATTAAATGGGATAACTGTTCCAATAGTATCCATCATAGTCGTTCCTAAATATTGTTCTTCGATTAATGTCATCGGACAATCCCCAAATATAATATTCATCGTGAGAATCAGATATAAAAACATGTTAGCGAGAACCAGGATTGGTAAATCATTTGTAAGTAAAATTACCAACATAGTTCCAGAAAACATTATCCAATGCATCGCGACCAATAAAATATAAATAACATGTCTGTATTTTGTTATAATATTTATAAAATCTGAGAACATAGATTATATAAGTTATGTTTTTTATTATTTCGTTGTTTTACGAGCCATCTTTTTTGTTTTTGTAGGTTGAGATTCTGTAGGTCTCGATTTATGAGTTTTTGACTTGGGTTTACGATGAGAACCCACCTTATCAAAGAGCTTATCAAATAGTTCATCATCTATGGTATCATGGTATTTTACTTTTTTTAAAATAGGTTGTTCATGATATCCGTTATCATGTGAATCAATAGAAAACGGAATAACCAATTGTTCGAACCGGGCGATTCCGTAAATAGAACCACCTATTTGAGAACGCCGCTGATTTTCCTTTTTTAAATATTTTGCCATAGGATACCCTCCAGCAATTATTGTTCCATCATTAGGGTCTGTTTTATATACCAAATCATTAATATAATTATCCATATTATCCATAATCTATAAAGTATGTATATATTTATTTATTTTTATAAACACGCCTTATGTCTATTGATGTAGTCGTTTCACGATTTTCCTTCAGATACTTTATTACATATTCTAATTGTGCCTTATCCGCAATTAAATTTGCTAAACTTTTTTCAATATAAGAAAACGAGAGCGGTGTAGTCTCTTTTTTTTCATAAAACTTAAGTTCTCCATCGCTTATTCGAATAGTATTATCAAATGGATTATTCGACTTGTATTGGCAAATTTCTTCAGTAAGTCCATTTTTCATGTCTCTTAATTTTTTCGTTTTTTCATTAATGATTTTCAATTGACTGTCTATGAGAACCCATTTTTGTATTTTTTCGATTAATTGAGTTTTTGTTGTTATTTGAGAAGTTGCTACAACAGTTTGGTGCGAATTATCAATATTATCCATATAATATAATATTGATTGGATATTTATTTACGGTTCTTACGAGTGCCGTGAGATTTATGGGCCTTTCTTGATTTTCCTTTGGGAGCTACCTTCTCAGTTTTTCCTGAGGATTTGTAAACTTTGGCAGCGTCTTTTAACGCATTCTTAAATTTGTAACTAGCATTTCCAACGCTCTTTTTTTTATAGTAAGCGGTAACGAATTTTGTCCAGGCAGACATTATATATTATAGTAAGAATATAAAATGTTCTAAATAGTTTAATTTCTAAATAGGATATGGGTCTTCTCCTTATTTGTATCCAAATGAATACAAATCTAACGATAGGCATTAACCATAGTTTTCCAAAATGTACTTAAATAAGGAGTTCTGAACACTTCTTTCTGCAATTTCTTGCCTGGAGAATAAAGATTGATACTCGAATTTATTTATGGTGCTTTCTTTTTTTGGTTCCATGACCACGTTTTCTATGTCTTCTTGACTTATGTTTGTAAAAAGGGTTTGCGTAAAGGAGAACGGCAGGAATTGACGCTAATGTTTTTTTAAGGGATTTTCCACCTACCATATTATTATTGTTATTAACATTATTATTAGTGGTAGTAGTAGTAGTAGTAGTGGCAGGGGTAGGATTAGTAGTAGTGGCAGGGGTAGGATTAGTAGTAGTGGAAGGGGTAGGATTAGTAGTAGTGGCAGGGGTTAGAACAACAGGTGCGGCAATAATCGGAGCAGAACTACTAGGTTTATTTGTGGCAGGAAGCCAATTTAATGGATTCATTTTGTTTAAAAATCCTATAGTATTCCAGTTATCACTACCACCTTCAAATTTCTCAGGAGTTGTTTGTGTAGAAGATGGAGAAGATGGAGAAGAAGAGGTAGAAGATGGAGAAGAAGAGGTAGAAGATGGAGAAGAAGAGGTAGAAGATGGAGATACAACTAATGTGTTATCATCTGTGAAAGAAGCCCCTTCCTTGAATGATTCTAAAAAGCTTTCATCCGCAAAAAATAAATCAGAATTATCGCTTGCTGAATCTTGAGATATTGAACCTGATGTTTCTGGTGTTGATAGTATAGGAGATGATTGGGTAGGTTCTGGTGTTGCAATAACTGAGGATGTTGGCGGTGATTTTACAGTTTCTGTTTCTGGTGTTGATAGTATAGGAGATGGTTGTGTAAGTTCTGGTGTTACAATAGGTGAGGATGTTGGAGGTGTGTTTAAACCACCTTTAAAAAATTTCATTAGTTTGTTTGTCCATTTTTTATCAATAGATTTAGACCTATGGTGTCTCTTAGACGTTTTTTTTGGCATTTGTATATAAAATAGCAATATATAATATAATTTTATTGATAAAATAATATTCTCATTTTATTCCTAAAATGCTATTCATGATTTTTGCTAAACCACCTTAACAATAAAACCAGATTTATTACGACTAAAAATATCAAAATAACATTATAAATACAAATAAACCACAGATAAACATATATTTCATTATAAATTATATTTACTATTGGTTTAATTATTTCACGAACATCTCGACGAATATCTTCATTCTGGAAAAACTCTACGCAACTTTCTCGAATATTCTTCATTTGTTAATAAGATATAAAATTTAAATACTATTTAATCGCGCCGTATAATTTCCAAATCAATTTATAATCAATAAAATGAATAAATTAAATAAAGACAAAAATACCTAAAATCTAAGAATGGATAACATAATTACAGACGACGGATTTGTAAATTTTGACTTTAAAAAATTAACACTAACAAAACCCACCCAAATAAGTGGTGGTAATTACTTTATCCGGTTTTTAACTAATAATGCCCCACTTTATATTCAACCACCGAAATGTTCAACAAAACAAGGAATAATAAAAGCAGGTAAGCGCTATTATAGTGACCTCATGTTTACTAATGAAAATGAAATGTTTATAAATTGGATGGAAAAATTAGAAACGTATTGTCAACAGTATATTTTTGATAATCGTGCGAAATGGTTTGATAGCGAAATGGAATTACATGATATAGAGAACTATTTCACATCACCGTTGAAATTATATAAATCGGGTAAATATTACATAGTTCGCATAAATATATCTACTGTATTAGGTAAACCCATCTTGAAAATTTATGATGAAAATGAGAGCGAAATAAACTTAGAAACGATAAATGACAAAATGAACATAATGACTATATTGGAAATACAAGGAATAAAGTGTTCATCGCGAAGTTTTCAAATTGAAATTGAAATGAAACAGATGATGGTGTTAAAACCTCAGGATTTATTTGAAAAATGTTTGTTTAAAACTAGTGGGAATAAACAAGGGATATCGCACGAGACGTCTCTGCATAATAATGCAAATGATATTAAATCTGAAATGAATGAATCTAATGAAACTCAAGAAACTATTGAACCTAACTTGGAAAATTTAGAAATACCTGAACAGTTAAAAAATGAAATAATTTTAAATAACGTTGATGTTGTTGATGATGTTGATGATGTTGTTAATATTGATGATGATAAACCGGTAAATTCAGTTGAAACTCCACTCGAAACACAACTCGAAATTCCAATAAAGATTCCAGAGCCTATTAAAAATACAGATGGAATGGAAGAAGTAGAATTTCATTTAGAAGAATTGCCTGAAACAGATACTTTACAATTAAAAGAACGAAACGATGTTTATTACGAATTATATCGTGAAGCAAAACGAAAGGCTAAGATAGCCAGGGATTTTGCTATATCTGCATATTTAGAAGCAAAAGAAATAAAAAACACATATATGCTTGATGAAATTGATGACGAAGAAAGTGACGAAGAAGACGATTTTAATTTTGAAGAAGAACGAGAATAAATATTTTCATTTAGCAAATTTTGTATTAAAAACAAATGGTATAAATAATTTTATCCGCCGTTTATATAAACAGAATGTTTAAGCAGATTACTAGTGGATTTACAAAGTTTTTCACTAAAGAAAGAATTCTCGTTCTCATTATATTTTTAGTCATAGTTTGGGCTCTTTTATCCTATTCTGGTTCAAAGCTAAACCTTCAAGATAATATGGATGTTGGTACAAATGGACCTGCTTTAGCACCTAAAGCTCCTGCTACCAGCGCACCCGCGGCTACAGCTGCAGTTGCCCCTACGGGTTCGGGTTATGCTTTACAGCCGGTTGCTAATCCTAGCGAACTTTTACCCAAGGACCAGAACAGCCAATGGGCCGCTTTGAATCCTAACACAATGAACCAAGGTGATGTCTTAATGCCCGATTTATTGCAAGCAGGATACCATATTGGTTTAGACACTATTGGCCAGACCCTCAGAAACGCAAATTTACAGTTGCGTTCCGACCCTATTATTAGCAAGGCTGATGTTGGACCATGGCACCAAAGTACTATTGAGCCCGACATGGCACGCGTTCCTTTAGAGATTGGACAGGGCCCTCGTTAAACGATAAACATAAATAAATATATATTCGAGAATTTAGAATATATATTTAGAAAATTTCAAAAATATCTTTAGTAATTATATAAGATACTATGAATCTTACAGTTGCTATCTATTCCGCTATCCTTTTCTTCGTTTTAACTCCTAATGTGTTTTTACGCCTTCCCCCTCATGGAAGCAAAATGATGGTTGCTGGTGTCCATGCACTTGTTTTTGCGTTAATATTGTACCTTACCCAGAAGTTTGTGTGGAAGTTTTCGGTTGGATTAGAGGGAAATACACATATGTCTCCTACTATGCCTTCCGCTACACCTCCATCTTCCGAGTCAAAACAAAAGAAATAAACAATAAAATAAAATAAAATCATATTTATAATTTTTATAAAGAAATATGATTACTTTACTGATTTGCTTCAAATAGTTCCGATAAATCCTTTGGTAAACCCCCTATTTCGACTTTCAAATTACTACTGATTATAGCATTACCACTCACTTTTGACTGACATAAATAACCTATATCAACATCATTAATTATAAATCTAGTAGTACCATATGAACTACCGTTTGGTGTTTTATATAAAGTTAAAAGATTATATGGATATGCGTTACTGCCTAAAAATCCGATTGAATTAATCGAATTTGTCATAGCATTAAATATATCAGTTTGAAGAGCAACTCCTTTATAAATTCTAAAATCACAAATATATCCTTTGAACGAATTTCCAGAATTATCTTTTCCTATAAAATTACTACTTCTAACTATACTTGGATCCGGATAATAGCCATTAGACGTTGTATTAACCAAATAACCGTTCAAATAAAGATTCCATCTAGAATTATTAGTTCCTACTATTGAAGGTGTTAATGTCCAACAAACATGTCTCCATACTGCATTCGTTCCACCATCATTTGTAGACCATGTGAATATACTTGATGAAGAAGTAGATGTACTATATACATAAGCCGCATTAGTAGAAGAACCGCCCGAATAATTTGAAAACCGAATATTGCTGTTCGTCGATGAAGCACTCGCGGCAAAATCGAAAACCGAAGAAGTCGATGGATTATTGGCTCTCATCCAGAACATTATAGTTAAACCAGTAAAATCAAAGGTGTTTGCGGGTATACTTGGTATAGTTAAATAATTTGAACTACTACCATTAAATTGTAAAGAGCCTATATTGCTATTTACTCCACCAATACCGCTAGTACTTACTGTAATAGTTCCAGTAGTAGTAATAGCACCAACGCCGGCTGTACCATTATTTTTTAATCCTAGAGTTGTAGTTACATTATTAAGATAATACCATAATATCGGGTTTGTCGATATTATACTTGCATTATAACCAGATGTAAATGTTGGAGTTAGACATGCTTGTGTTCTATAATTTGATTCAACTGCTATAAAAACTCGTCCATCACCTGATAAACATCCTACTATCCACGACCCAAAAGAATAAAAGCTAATATTTCCTCCAGAACCGTTTGTGGTTAATATAGTTACACTACTATTATTAACATTGGTTGAAAATGACATAGTGTGAGAATCACTACAAGCAAACAATCTACTACCATCATTTGATAAACATAATGAATAATTACGTATATTTCCAGACATATAATAAGGTTCTGACCAATTTATGCCAAAATCTACTGAAATGTAAATACCACTATCATTGCTACATACTACTATACTTCCATTAGAATTACATGTAATATTCTGAAAATCGCTATTTAATGATAGATTTTTAAAAGATGCACCATAATTATTAGAAAAGTATGGTCCGCCATTTGAATTTAAATAAACGTATTTACCAGAACTACTACAACAAGATGAATATATAGGTCCCCCCCATTCAGTACTTGATGTTGAAGATGGTGAACTACTAGTAGTTGTATATAGAAATGTTCCATTAGAACCTAGTCCCCAATATGTCCCATTACTATTAATGCATAAAGAATATATAGGATATCCTACATCTAGAAAACTAGACCAAGTATTTCCAGAATTATTGGAATAATATATATTATATTGAGTAGTCGCAACTACAATTGTTCCATCAGAAGAACATCGTATTTGTCCCCAACCGTTACTACTTTGACTATTTGATAAAGTTGCCCATGTTGCTCCATAGTCTGTACTTTTCCAAATTTTATTAGCATTTTGATAATTGTTCTTTGAATTGCCATTAATAAGATATATTACACTTCCAGTATTAGACATAGCAAGCATACCAGATGACCAATTACTATTACTAGGATTTAATGTCTTTATAGGTGAAGTATAATATGTAATTGGATTTGTAGCTGATTGATATGTTGATTTATAAGAATATGCCTTATAAAAATTATCAATAGCTATAAAAAATGATCCATCTCCAGACAAACATCCTACCCGCCATGAAAACCCCGTAAGATTTATATTTCCGTTGGAACCGTTGGTAGTTAATATAGATACACTACCACTATTCGCATTACTTGAATAAGAATTATAGTTACCATCACAACATGCAAATAATATACTACCATCATTTGATAAATGTAATGAACCGAAACGTATATTACTATATGCATAATATTCACTACTCCAATCACTTCCATAATTTGTTGAAATATACACTGCATTATTAGTATTACTACATGCTATTATACTTCCATCTGAACTACAAGTAATATTCCTGCCATTAATGTTTAATGAACGTTGTATAAAAGAATTTCCATTATCATTAGAATAGTGCACTTTACTATTATTAATAAAATAAACATATTGTCCGGTGCTATTACAACAACACATAGTTATAACATTTGTATATGAATTAGTTGTAGTTGAAAATGAAGAACCATAATTAATTGTGTAATGAAAGGGATTTTGATTACTTCCTATTCCCCAGTATGTTCCATCTGTATTTATACATAAAGAAAATATTGGATAGTCGACAGAAATACTATTCCAACTAGACCCAGAATTAATAGAATAATATACTGCGTATTGAGTACTTGCAACTACGGTTGTTCCATTAGAAGAACATCGTATTTGACCCCAAGACCTCGCTGTATTTTCTATAGCCTGCCAATTTACGCCATAATTTGTACTTTTATAAATAGAATTACTTTCACTTCCATTAGAGAAATTATTACTATTGCCTGTAATCAAATATATTACACTTCCATCTATAGACATGGCAAACATACCATATGACCAACTATTAAAATTTAAAGCATTAAACCCTGATTCATAATATGACATCGTAAAATATATATTATACTATATCATTATAATAAAAATCTATTAACTCAATAAAATAAAATCATATTTATATAGGAATGGATAAATACAATATTTTAGGATATTTCGTCATCGGGTTCATCGCTGTTCTCGCCATATATATTTTTTTTGACAATTCAGATAGTTTCCAATTGAAATGTATAGTTTCAACGGTAGATGGTAATAAATATTGCGTTCGTGAAAGAGCCAAAGAACAAGCTGCCGCAGATCTTTTAGCTACAGTTACAGAAAAATGTAAGAAACTAGTAGATTATGTGAGTAAAAAATACCACGATGAAGAACGAATTAAGAGATTGGTAAGCGGTTTTAATCCTAAAAAAGTAATGGAAACACTACCAACTAGTAGCTATACCGCATACAGCGAGAATAAGGGAGAAAAAGTTGCATTCTGTTTGAATCGTTCAAAAAACAATAATGATGACATGATAGATGAAAATACACTAACCTTTGTAGCTATCCATGAATTATCACATGTTATGACACTGTCGATTGGTCATAAAAGCGAGTTTTGGGAGAACTTCAAGTTTTTATTAGAAAACGCAAAAGAATCGGGAATTCACAATCCAGTTGATTATAAAAAAGAACCACGCGAATATTGTGGTATGAAAATACACGACAATCCTTATTATGACCTGTAATCTATTTACAAAATTACAGAAATTAATTTTGTAATTATAATATATAATTACAAATGCCATTTATTCATTTCGGTCCTAAGGCTAATAATTTCGGTCGTTCTTCGAGCAAACTACCAACATTACCTAACAGGTTCACTATGAAATCCATTTTTTCAAATAATGCTGCGGTTTGTTATAAACCACATAGTTTAGCTCCCGGTGGAGTTGGAACGGTTCGCAATTCCGGTTTGAAATCAAGAAAAACCTAATATATTCGAGAACTTTATATGTTTTTATGCAAAAACATATAAAAATTTGTGGGTTTGATGTATTAATATGTCGATTTCAGCCGATGTTTTAGTAAATCATATGAAAAAGTCATATGAACTAGCCGAAAATGAAATATCCAAAATAAATGATGAGATACTTGATTTAAAAGGCATGACCGGTAAAAAAACCCGACATTTTTATAACAATCTATTATCTCTATCTGGACTTCGTTATTTAGAAATAGGTGTATGGAAAGGTTCGTCAACCTGTTCGGCTATGTATAAAAATCGTGCTGAAATCGTTTGTATCGATAATTTTAGCGAGTTTGAAGGACCACGCGAAGAATTCTTAACCAATTTTAATAAATTCAAAGGTGACAATTTTGCAACATTTATAGATAAAAATTGTTTTTCAGTTGACCTCCGAACATTACCTAAATTTAATATTTTTTTATATGACGGTAATCATGATTATCAATCCCACTACAACGCGCTCAAATATTATTACGATAGTATGGAAGATGTATTTATTTATATTGTCGATGACTGGAATTGGGATTATGTTCGTGATGGAACGTATCATATAATTAATGACCTAGGGTTCAAGGTATTGGACCGCATAGTTTTACAATTAACAGACGATAATACACATACCCTATATGATATTGCTGGAGAAACTTGGTGGAATGGTCTATTTGTATGTGTATTGCAAAAATAAACAACATAAAAACTATTTTTATTATTACATAAATAAATTATAATGTCAAATTGTCAAATTTGTGATTATAATATAAACAAATCGATACGTCGCGCAATTTCGTGTCCTTATTGTAACTTCGAAGCTTGTAAAACATGTTGTGAAAAATATATTCTGGGCGAATCTACAGTAAAATGTATGAATACTTCATGTGGTAGAGAATGGACAAGGCAATATATAAAAACTGTTTTTCCAAACTCTTTTATAAATGGAAAATTAAAGGAACATCGCGAAGCACTTTTATTTGATATTGAACGTTCTCTTTTACCATCAACCCAACCCCTTGTCGAGAAACAAATCAAAGGCGAAAACCTAGATGCAGAATATAAAGAAACAAAACAAAAATTAAGAGAACTGTCGGTTAAATGCTATCAATTGCAAACAGACATTTATAATTTAAAAAATAACAATAAACCAACAGAACGAGCTGAATTTATAAAATCATGCCCCGATTCTAACTGTCGTGGGTTTTTAAGTAGTCAGTGGAAATGTGGAATTTGTGAAAAATGGGCATGCCCGTCTTGTCACGAAATAAAAGGGACAAATAGAGATACTGCGCACGAATGTAATCCAGATACTGTAGCAACAATAAGTTTATTATCAAACGATACGAAACCTTGTCCGAATTGCAGAACCGGCATTTTTAAGGTAGAAGGATGTAATCAAATGTTTTGCACTAGCTGCAATACTGCATTTGATTGGCGTACCGGTAGAATAGAGAATAGAGCTATTCACAATCCCCATTATTTTGAATGGCTTCGTAGAACCGGTGGCCAAATACCAGAAAATCAACCTAATATGGAATGTCGGAATGAGTTGACTCATCGTTCTTATCAAGAAATTCGCGAGATTTTTACATTAAGACATCCTGCTCATCCATTATCAAAGGTATGTGATACATACATGAGTAAATTAATACGAAACATTCTACATATTAGATACACAATATTACCAAGTCACGAGGAAAGGGATTGGACACGTAGAAATGAATTACTAAGAATTTCGTATATGCGTAAACGCATAACAGAAGAACAATTTAAAGTTATGCTTCAACGTGATCAGAAAAAAGCAGAAAAATCTAGAGAAATTAGAAATGTTTTAGATATCTTATTGGGAACAGTAACCGATATTATTTATAGGTTCAAACATCATCTAAAAAATGTTACTAAAAATGCATGGGATTTATCCATCCTAGAGGAAATCGACCCCATAGTTGATTACGCAAACACTTGTTTTCAAGATATAAGTAAAACATATAATTCCAAGCTCATTATATTTTCAAATGAATTGTCATCAAAATGATTGCTTATTTCGCTCTTTTCTTCTCAAATAAGCTCTATGTCGATATTCCTTTAGTTTTTCAGGGTTCTCCTCTTTTAATTTATTCAAATATTGTTTTGCGTTTTCTTTGACACGCTCTTTATTCTTTTCATAATATTTTTTATGTCTATCGGTATTCGTATATTTTTCCAATTGAGCCTGTAAATTATTTATAGTTTGTTTTAATTGAATAACCTCATTCTGTAGTGATGATATTAGTGCGTCTTTTTGTTCCATTATAACTAAAATACATATTTTTATTAATATTTTTACGCTTATTGTTGATATTGTCGAAAAGACAATATCAATTCAGTTATTAATTAATTATCAATTAAACCATTCTAAGACCGCCTATCAGATTGGCACCGATACCGAAACCTGCACCACCTCTGGCAGAAGAACCCATGGAGGGGATGAAGACATCAAGGATGCTAAATGTGGCTGCTGCGCAGAGAGCCAACGTAACAATCTCCTCAACGTTCAAGGATTTCTTAGGAATAGCATAAGCAACAACAGCAACGGCTAAAGCCTCAATAAGATACTTAATTGCGCGCTTAACGAGTTCAGTTAAATCGAGTCCGCTCATTTTGAGTATATAGTAAACAAACAAAATAATTACTACTAAATCTTTCTTAATTAATTAAATGCTAAATTTTTCCTAAATTTATATTTTAATATTATTAGGTACAAATCACTTAAATATAATATGGTTTTACTAAGTATTACTAAATGACTGAATTCGAAAAAAAAACTCTAGCCAACGGACAAAAAAATCCTAAATATATTGATTTGTGCGATGAGGACCAATCAATCGCTGGTCAAAAATTCGTTTGTATGTCATTTGTATCCCCTGAAAAAATCCTAAAGAAACGCGAAGTATACCTATTTGAACAGTTCATTAAGAATTGGGAATTCTCTAAATCCATGGAAAGATATTTCGATTTCGTACACTTTGTTGCGTATAAATATAACCTAAATGCTTCTGATTTGATTAATGATTTTAATGATTTTGTAAAAGAAGAAACCGATAAATTGCGTAAAAGTGGTATCGAGGACGATTACAAGAACTTTATGGATAAACAAGAAGAGAAGTTGAATGAACAATTCAGCCGTGAACATGCTTTCCAAACATCGGTAAGAGGATTAAAGGTGCGTGGTGTTTTTCCATCTCAAGAAGAGGCCGAAAATAAATGCAAAAAGTTGCGCGAGCAAGACCCCAATCATGATATTTATGTAGGACCGGTTGGTGTTTGGATTCCATGGGACCCTGATGCATATAAGACCGGTAGAGTTGAGCATATGGAAGAAGAACTTAACGCTTTACACAAAGAAAAACTCAAGAATGAAGAATTGGCTAAAAAGGAATTTGAGGAACGTGTGCGTGAAACAAAGAAGAAGGCAATTATGGAAAATATCGAGAAGGCAAAGAAGAGTGGAAATGTTCTTACTCAAACTATGGATGAAGATGGTAACCTAATCGGTGTTAAAGAAACGGTTAATTTCGAAGAACGCGATGTGGAGGAAGTTGAAGCAACTCAATTACGAAATGAACTTCTTATGAAAAAAGCAAATGAAGAAAAGTCAGATGAATAAAAAATTGAAATGAATCGAAATAATTAGAAAGATATAAAACCAATAACAATTTATATCTTTCAAAATGAAGCGTATGTGTATCGAATTAGATGAAGCGACCCCATTCGACCCAACCGCCAGAATGCCTATAATTAAAAATATGTTTAGTTATGATAATATATCTAAACCATATACCCCAACGGCACCATATAAACCGATTAATACTTTTAACCAAATTATATTTAAACAAAACTGCGAATCACCTCAATTAGTAAGATTTATTTTAGAAAAAAATTTCGCAAATTTTATGGAATTTAATAAACTTATTAGTGATTATGAATTCAAACTTGAAAAAAATTATACGGATAGATTACTAAAACACATATTATATCAATTGGCGATATGTGATTCTACTGATAGTCTTGTAAAATTCGAATACTTAAGATGTATATTAAGAAATCAGTTTCTTCCAAAAGAAATGCGTGGCGATTTCTTAATCAAATTCAAAAACGCACAACGCACATATCACATTTTAAATCGTTTTGCATTTATGTACAAATGGAAACGTTCTAGACCAAAAATATACGCGGATTTGTGTTTAGACCCAATATCAGAAAATCAAGTGAATGTTATGAGCATTCTACATAACGACCAGAAATATCTATTTACTATTGCGGACATGTTAAGAATCATAGAGAACTCTCTATGTAATTCTCCATATTTCTTCGCAGAACCATTAGTTATAAAAAACCCATACACAAATTTACCTTTTCATAAGTCACAACTTTACTATATTTATTTCTTTATTAAAAAGCGCGTCATTAACATGTCGCCCGTATTTCATGCTTATTTTATGAGCAATTTTAGTTTGAAGGATTTCCGGAATGAAAATGGTGTTCTTATTATGAATACATATATTAAACAACATATCAAAAATAGTTCTGATGATGTTTTACATACCGATATTTTAAATATGTTTAAAACTATTCCCTATCGTGGAAAAATCAGAATTGATGTAGGATTTCCCAAATCGCAATTGATTCAAATAATGCGTCCTTATTTGGAAGCATATTATATTTCGAGAATGTCAAACGACATATCTGAGCGTAATCGGACAAAAACTGATTTGGGTAGAAGATTAGGTGCATTTTATAAATATAATAAAAATTTTGGTCGCAAATTCTTAACACGTAGTAGTGCAAATAAAAACGAATTCAGTATTGACCATTTACCATATCACAAAAATAATAAATTGGAGGATTTTGAAATATCACATTTGGACATCGAAGAATTTGTTCCAGTTTATTCTGTTAATAATGTTTCGGTTGATGCAACTAGAAATGAAGATGTGGAGATTGTAGCAGAACCAACTAGTAATAATAGAACAACTTTGAGAGAACATGCGAATATAGATGCGGAGATAACTGCAAATGAACAATTTTATACTTCAAGATTAAATTCTCTAATAACGGTTATGGTGGAAAATGAAATTCAAGACTCCAATAGAATTAATAATTCAGATTTACAAAGTGGTACTATAACCGAATATATTGATTTTGTTCCATTTGATGCAGACACAGACACCGATGATGAAGTTGATATTGAAGAAGATGAAGGAATTTATGACCCGTAAATTTATTAGTTTACGTATAACCATAGTTCTTTAAAATGTAACTAAATAACTACAGTTTGGATACTTGGTATGCCTTTACTCAGAAATCCTTATCATTTATGATAAGGATTTATTAACACTTCTCCAGACAAGAATTTGCCTGAAGATTAAAGGTCAAGTTATTTCTTTGACAAATTAAATATTTGTCAACGAATTTTTATTTTCTTTTAGTATTGCGTCCATATTTTCGTATTCTTTTTGCCGATTTTCTTGTATTGCGCTTTCGTTTAACTAATTTTTGTTTTAATTTTCTCTGCTTTTTACGAGTTATTCCCGCACCAGAACTTGGATTCGGTTTATAATAATCGTTAGTGTCATAGAATTCATCTGGAGATTTAACATAAGGGGGAGAATTCGCATCCTTGAAATCATATTCAGGAGATTCATTTTCATCTGGAGATTTAACATAAGGGGGAGAATTCGCATCCTTGAAATCATATTCAGGATATTCATTTTCATCTGGTGTTATAGACGATGTGTTTGTTGATTGCGCTGTTGGGCAGAATTTATACTTTTCATTTACTCTATTGTATAACTCATTATATGGATTAAATGCTGATTTTTTTAACTTACCCAATAATTGGATTCCCAACCATGCTAATACATTATTCATGTCGGCATCATTTTTATTTGCCTCTTCATTATAGCTTTTTTCATTTTTAACTGCAATATCTTGGTTTTTAATAAATTCAACTAATTCTGGAGTACGCTGTAAATATGGCTTAATATAATCAAATAGTTGAGGATTTTCCTTGGCATACATAAAACCAGAAATAGCAGAACCGGTCACAAGAGCTATTATAAATCCACACATAGCATGGCATTTTACTCTACAATTAACATAATCTCTCCAACCTCCGCCATGTATACCTTCTTTCTCATTTTCTATTTGTCTTTTAATAAACTCACTTATATCGTTTACTTTTAAATGTGTCATATATATTTACTAAATATAATTTTACCATTTTGTTTTTTTTACATTAATAGCAGGACCTTGGCGCTTCTTTGCTTTGCTTGGGTCATATGCCTCGTCATCATCGTCATCCGCCATACCTTTTGATATTTCCCAGAATTCCTTTGAGCCCAACCTAAAGTCTGGATGATTTTCTGCTTTATACCAAAAGATTTGGTCATTCAATTTATTCGATTTTGCGTTGTTATTAATAACAAGACATTCATAGTTCTCCGTCGTTTGGTCCATAACCGCACAAAATGATTCTAACGTAGGAAACATACTCGCATAATTTTCCCAAATGCGTTTCCTATTTGTCAAATACGGTTCTCTCAAAATAAATACATAATCAATATTTGTACGAAGATTGGGAGGAATACCAAGAGGATATTGCATAGTAATAATCAACATAATCTTCCAGTGGCGCCCATTCATAAATAATAATCGCATCATCTTATCACGTGTCCATGTTTGGTCATATAAACAATCGTCTAAAATAACAAAGGCGCGTGGGTCAATCGTCGTTTTACGATATGTTTCGATTTCCTTATTTACCTGTTTTAATACTGTTTTTTGTCTTCTTAGAATGTTCTCAATTAATACTGTATTGTATTCTTCATGAATAAATAACTTAGGAACATGAGCGGCATAAAACCCATTTCCTGCTTCTGTTCCAGATATGACAGTTCCTATAGGAATATCTTGATGATAAAACAATAAATCTCTCACCAAATATGATTTACCAGTATCACGTCTCCCAATCATGACAATAACCGGACCTTTATTTTCATCGGGTCTGAATGTAATCTCTCGCATATTAAATTTTTTTAATTCCAACGTCATATTTAGTATTATATATAGAAACAATTTTTATAAATACTCTAAACGTTTCTAATCATAGTTTTCCAAAATGTGATTGAATAACTACATTTTGGAAACTTGGCATAGCTTTACTCAGAAATCCATACCATTAATGCTAAGGATTTATTATAACTTATCCAGGTAAATTATTACATGGAGAATAAAGACTAAAATATCATTAGTTTAAACCACCAACGAAAAATATATAAAGCACTTATACTTGTTTAATTAAAATGTCCAACAAGTTCTCTATATACCCCCTGAACGTTAATCCAATTAATCTAGAAACTTTAGAAAAGTCCTATGCGCAAACATTTGATGAATTTGAACATCAATATAACCCCTTTTTAATTACTAAATTGCAAAATTATAACCCTATTTATCAAAAGATATTTGTTTTAAATAAAGCAAACTATAATGAAGTTTCTTTAAACCACGATAAATCTATGTGTGATTTATTTACAGTTCTCGACAATAAAACAAAAAAAACCATTACAAGAGATGTATTCATCAAATTTTCACCCCTTTTAGACCCAATCAGATATATGATTGGTAAATATAAAGCGGATGATGAGTCTATAAGACTGCTTCCAAAATTGGATAGTCTTTATGCAAAGGATGAATTACAACCCCATAGTAAGATAATCGACCCAAATAATGCGGCTTATACTGACGGGTTTTTCTGTTTTTTAACAAGCAAATTAGCTAAAGAACACGGTATAATGCACGGAGTTGAATATTATGGCAGCTTTCTAGGAATACAAGAAAAGTATAAAATGAATGTAACAGACGACTTGGAATATCTAAACACATCCAATTTTTTTAATGAAAACGTGAATAAACTTTTCGCTATTACGAAAACGGATGTCCCTGAATATATGAATGTAGGTTCTCGCGGAAATAAAAATAAAATAGTAATTGCAGATACTGACCCTCATAATAACACCGTTATTTCTGTAGAAGATTTAAATAATGAGACGGATGATTTAAATAATACCGAAACCGAATCTCAAGAATTGGTTTATCAAAAAAGCAGCCCACAATCATCTCATACATCTACTGCATCATCTGATAATAGCAAATTAAATTACAGTAGTGATTCGGATTCTGGATCTGACCCTGGTTCTGACTCTGAATCTGATGAAGAATCTGACTCTAGTTCAAAATGGGGAACGGAATCTAGTTGTAAAGATAATATGGACGATGAGAACCAAGATTATGCTTTTATCAAAAATTTCCCCGTTCAACTAATATGTACCGAAAAGTGCGAGGGCACACTTGACCGTTTATTTATTACTGAAAAAATTAACAAAGAAAATGGCGCTAGTGCTCTTTTTCAAATCGTTATGATTTTAATTACATATCAAAAAGCATTTCATTTTACACATAATGACCTTCATACAAATAATATTATGTATGATAATACAGACCTCGAATTCCTATATTATAAATACAACGGCAAATATTATAAGGTTCCCACTTACGGTAAATTGTACAAGTTAATCGATTTTGGGCGCAGTATTTATAAATTTAATGGAAAAACCTTCTGTTCGGATAGTTTCGCAACTGGTGGAGATGCTGCTACACAATATAATTGCGAGCCATATATGAATGAGAACAAACCACGTCTTGAACCAAATTACAGTTTTGATTTATGTAGATTGGGATGTTCTATTTATGACTTTATTATTGATACCGATGAGAACCTAGATTCTTTCGATGAATTACAAAAAACTATTTATAGATGGTGTTTGGATGATTCTGGTAAAAATATATTATATAAACGTAATGGAGAAGAACGCTATCCAAATTTCAAGTTATATAAGATGATTGCGAGAACCGTTCATAACCATAATCCTGAAGCACAATTAGAATTCGACTATTTCAACCAATTTTTAGTTGATGACCATATGTGTTCCACATCAATAGTAATGGATTTAGATATGTTGCCTAGTTATGTTTGATAATTTACAAAATAACCAATATAAAAAGTAGCATATTTATATCAAATATAGCATGCTTTCGAGAACATTCTCTAGACATCTTTCTTCTCTACCCAGAATTACTTCTGCTATTAATGTATTTGAAAATTCTTGTTATAGAAAAGTGGATTTTCGCATAAATGAGGAAGCTACTGCAAAAGAAGCAGTTTTACGCTTTACGGTTTTTAATGTGGGGTGTTTAGCTGTTACTGATAAAAATAATAAAGTTGTAGGAGTTTGCTCTGAACGTGATTATATTAACAAAGTTGCTGCGTTGGATAGAAATCATCATGAACTAAAGGTAAAAGACATTTGCACATACGGACCAAAAATTATCGTAGCTAATAAAAATGATAGTTTGGATGATTGTATGAACAAAATGATGTTTAAGGATATTCGTCATTTGATGATTACCGATGATAAGAACGACGATTTTGTTGGTATGATTTCAATCAGAGACCTTATCAAAGAGATTCTTAAGGATAAGACGGAAACAATTACAAGATTAAGTGATTTTAAGATTGGAAAGGGCGGGTTTTTTGGTAGTGAATAATACAAATGTTGATGATGATGATGATGATGATGATATATTATTAGCCTTTATAGCTTAGTGGTAGAGCACCAGTCTTGTAAACTGGAGGTCGTGAGTTCAATTCTCACTGAAGGCAAAAAATAAAAAATATGTGTTTTTTATTTTTTATGACCGGAAAATATACTTGAAAACGCTCGTTTTAAAGCCATTAAAATTGCTACTTGATGCCATCGTATATGCACCAAAATGTTCCACATAAACCCACTCACCAATTGCTAATTCCGGCAACATAATATCTTCCGCAACCAAATCTATACTATCGCATGTAGGACCCATTAATCTAGAACGATGTAATTTACCATCTCTCTCATTAAACGGTAATATAGTAGGTTTACAATGGTCAAAATAAATACACCCAAAACTACCATATATTCCATCATTCAAATAATACATGATTATTTTTTCACCAGTATCATCGTCATATATTTCCTTTTTACCAATAACATTCAATACTAGTGTATGTGTTGGTTGAGCAAAATATCGTCCAGGTTCTGCTATAAATTGAATGGTTTTATTTTCAACAGCTTCGCTAAAAAAATCGGAGATACCGTCATTAACCCGTTTCGCGATGTCTTCAAACTTAATATCTTTATCTATTCCAGGAAATCCACCCCCTATATCAATTATTTCAATATTGATATTCATTTTATTGGCTATATCCGTTGCTTTTTTGCAATCACTAATAGCATTATAAAAACTATCAGCTGATGAGCATCCGCTTCCAACATGGAAACTATACCCTATAACCGCCAATTTAAGTGTTTTTGCTATAGTTAATAGGGGTTCTACTTGATTTAATTTACAGCCAAATTTCTTATTAAATTTACACTTACTCTTACTTTCATCTACAGCTAAACGAATTATTAATTTTGCGTAAGGATGATATAATTTTATTTTATATAATTCAAATTCACTATCAACAGTCATTAGGTCAACATCATTTGCTCGAGCATAACGTATTTGCGATGTCATTTTACACGGATTCGCAAAAATGATACGAGTTGGGTCTTTCGTAATTTCAATAATCGACCTTATTTCTGACTCACTAGCACAATCAAAGTTGGTAGATAACGACGCCAACGCCTCTAGCATTACTGGGTTTGGATTACACTTCATAGCATAATATGGCTGTACGTCGGGTAAAAGTCGCATCCAATTATTGTACGAATTCAAGAGTTCTCCCAAATCTATAATATAGAATGCCTGTTCACTTTGGTTTTCCTCTAAAAAATCATTAATTATATCATATGTGCATTTATCAGAACCATACAGTTTTACATTATATTTTTGGAGAAGGGCGTTATCTAAAGTCTTTGTTTCATTAAATGCGCGCTGTTGTAATTGTTTTTCGGTTATAGGTTCCTGTGATATTTCACTTAATGTTCTGTCCTTTTTTAATGGTAAACCAGCATTATCTGCTGAATCAAAAAAAGACATTATATTATATTATATATTATTATAATTAGAATATTATAATAATAGAATAATAGAATAGTATATTTATGCTATTTTTTCAAATTACAAATACGTTTCTTTGAATTCTGAAGGTGTCATAATCGGTATACCATGTTCATTTGCATATTTCGTTTTATTTGATACATCATCCTTTGATTTTGTTATTAGAACAAAGGTTGTTTTTGACATCGTATTGTCTAATACAGCACCCACATTTTTAAGTTTATCAATTATTTCTTGGTCACGTACCTTTGTCATCACTATATGTTTTTGATAAAGAGGATGGCTAGTATCAACCGGTTGTATTCTTGAAGTTTCAAAAACATCTACTACTACGGGCTTTGTTAGTTTATATTCCAACCCACATTCTTCTATGAAAGTCATGAATTTTGGAATATTCTCTACAAAACTATTTGCGTTTTCTTTACCAATTCCCTTAATTGACTTTAACATATCAATCTTTCGTGTGGGTATTTCAGTTCTGGTTAATATATCTGGATATGCTTCTAAAATTGGCTTTATTTTTCTTTCACCTATTCCGCGCCCAAACATATTGGACGCTGCCATTATAGTTAGTAAAGTCGCCGCCTTCGTTTTTTCTTGAATACCGTTGTAAATTTTATCAACCATTTTTGATTTAAACCCTTCTACACGAGCAAAATCTTGTTTTGTCATCTTTAAAATCTTAGGAATCGTGTCAAAACCAGCCGCCATAATTCGTTTTACATTTCCAATTGAAAGACCATCCACTTCAATTCCAGTAAAGAAAGCAGTTATATTTTTTTCACGGACAGTTATATCCTCATTCACATCATCCAAAACAATATCTATATGAGTATCTGTCCAATGATAAGGTACATTTGGCATCTTCGCTTTTTCAGCTGGTGTCGTAACCGACTTAATATGTGGAATTACATCCCCAGAACGAATAATTTGTATAATTGCGCCAATTCCGATTTTGTTTGATTCTATAAAACTGCCATTAAAACCAGTTGCATATTCAATAGTAACTCCGCCTAATTTTATAGGTTCTATTCTAACACGGGGTTTCAAATATCCTGATTTTGATGGGTTCCAAATAACATCTACCACCTTTCCTTCGGCTATTTGGTCTGATAATACCATCTTAAACGCAAAAGCGTGGTCTGGATTTCCTTCTTTTCGTGCGTGAATATTATCATCGGATACAATAACGCCGTCAATTTCATATTCATAATTAGTTCTCCAATCTATTAGTGTTTCCGAAAGACCTTCATTAGTAAGAGCATCTGAGGGTATTTGTTGATTTTGAACCACTTCATATCCAAGTTCTTTTAAAAGTGCCATTTGTGCACTTGGATTCATTTGTGGATGGATAATTTCATATACTACAAAATGAAGGTCATGTGCTTTGGTATCTATACTCTTGCTATTAATAATTCCCGAAACTAAATTACGAGGATTTGCGAACGTTGATTTGTATTTTTCTTCAAAAACGCGCCTTGGTATTATGAATTCACCTCTAACGACCACCTTTTTATTAGGATTTATTCTCTTGTTTAACCCTAATGTTGGTATTAAATGTGATATATCTTGTCCTATTTTACCATCTCCTCTTGTAAATAATTTGGGTATTTCTTGTTCGGTATCAAACATACCACTAACGCCGTCCAATTTACATGATAAAACATAAGGACCCGTGTATTTTTCTTTCCAATTAGCCAAAGCATTACTATCGGGTTTAATTTTATCCATAGACGGCATATTATATGGCAACGTGACTTTATTTTTTCCTTGTATAGGAGCGCCTATCTGTTCAACAGCCGCATTTTTTGGAAACTTCTTCTGTATAAACTCTTTAACTATATCATATTCATTATCTGACATAAGAGTCGTGTTGGAATTATAATATGCATCATTTGCTGCCAATAGCATATCCTCTAATTGTTTTTCTGTTAATTTCTCTAAAACGTCAATTCCATCTTTTTTAAACAGGTCTATCGATTGTATAGTATTCGTTTCGGTTTGTGGTGATAACTTCGTCGGTTTTATATCCGGTTCTGAAACCGCTACTTGAGTTATTTCGTGAGTTTTTTTTTTAGTAGCAGATTGTTGTGGTATTACTGGAATTATTGGGATACTTTCTTGAATTACCATAGTTATATTTTCATTCGGTTGTTCTTCATTCATTAATTGCGGTTGCACCTGCGATTCTTTATGTTTTCGTGTTTTCTTAGGCTCTTTTGGGTTTCTTTCCTTCCGTGTTTTTGCAACAGGCTTTTCTTTAACTAATTTACCGGTTTGTTCGGGGATAACTAAAGTAGCATCGGTTGAAATAATAGAACGTCCGTCTATTCGTTCTTCTGGATTCTTGTATGAAATGTTTAAATATTCGAATATATCGCGCTCATTTTTAAATATGTGGTCTACCTTTTCTTCCTTTGTTTTACCGGTTTGTTTTTTGTATAATCCATGTTCGTTCAAAGATGTTCCCATTTTTAATGCATGAGCTCTCATCATCGTATTAAAAGCCTTACTTCCAGTAAAATATAAAACTGCAAATGGATATTCTTCTGGGGTTGTATACATAAAATCAACACGGCGTGCGTGTTTATGTCCCGGTAATTTTGTAATTACCAGACATTTCGTTTTTCCAAAAGATAACACTACCAAAATTATCTTTTCACCCGTTTCTGGTGTCGATGCTTTCAGTTTCTCTACAAATTTTACAAACGTTTCTGGATTTGGTGAAGTAATGATGACATCAATATCTCCGGATGTTTTGGCACCTCTTCTATAGCTACCTACTATTTCATAATCAGAACCTGCAGTCTTTACTTCATCGAATGCTCTTTTGAAAAATGTATTATATTCATCTATTTCTGTTCGCGGAATGCGTTCCAGAATGTCTTCATAATATTTTAAACCCGCTTTTTGTGCGTCAGTTAATAGTTCTTCCTGTCTTTCGCGTAGCTGGGCTATTGTCTTAATGCCTTTTTCTACTAATTCCTTTGCTTTTTTTGGACCAATTCCATAAATATCACTTAATATGTGTTCTGGGTTATCTTTTTCACGTTCGAATATTCTTAGAGTACCCGTTTCCAAATATTCTTTGAATTTCTCTAAGATTGTTTCGCCAATATTTGGACGGCCTTTGAGCTCATTTACATTTGTAATATTGGTTGTAATAGTCATTACTGTTTCTTGTGCTTTAGTGTAAGCACGGCTACGAATAGGGTCCCCTTTCTTAATCATGAGTTTCGAAAGACGTTCTAATAAATCTATAAGAATTTCATTTAATCGTGGGCTTTCCATTACTGTTTCCTTTATTGGCGATTCCGGTTTTAATATAACTATCTTTTCACCTGGTTTTATGCGGAGTTTTTTCTTTGTTTTCTGTTTTTCAACGGGAGAAGACATTTTCTTGTCTTTTTCTGGTTTTGCTTTTCTGGTATATTTTCTCTTTTCTTTTTTAATCAATTTTATTAACGAATCTTTTAATTCATTTTGTTGTTCCATATACTATATATTATATAGTATATAAACTAAAATCCGGGTTCATCGGTAAATATTTGCGTCGTTGTTTGATTTAATATTTTATTCTCTGTAATTACATTAAAAAAATCGGTTAAAGAACCACTCATACTAAAGAACGTTATCATGCTAACTATGCTACAAGAAAAAACAATTAACGCGTCACGTATTACAAATTTTAATGGTTTCCATTTTTTTTCTAAATATTTCATTTCCAATATTTTGACCGAACAAAACAAAAAGGTAATTAAAAGAGCTATCAAAAACAGTTTTTCCATACTATTTATCGATGAAAATATATAAAAGACACATGAATTTTATATATTCGTATTAACGCAACTAAAACAATTCTTCGAAATCATTCAAAACGATGTCTTTATTAGTTTTCGTTGGTGGAGATGATAAATCATCTAAAATATCAAACCCGCTTAAATCTATTTGTTCACCATGTATACGTATTTTTTCATCGTCGTCTTCCTCCTCTTCTAATTTGCGTTGAATAGCACGATTCGTACTAATTTCCTCCAAACGTTCAAATGTTTTGGGTGCTTCTATTTTTTTGATTACATTCGTTTCCATATCCAATACAGAATCCATATCATTAAAACTTAATCTTGTTATAACTTGCTCATTATCTATATTTTGTATGGCAGGAACAACTGCTGGAATATCTTCCTCGTCTTTGATGGGGTCTGTGATTGGGGTTTCATCGTTGGCTTCCAATTTATCGTTTTTCTCTTCTGGGTCCTCCATAATATTCTCAATAATCACTTCTTCCTCCTGTTCAACCGATTCATCTAAATAAGCGCGAATAATTGCCTCTGTTGGAATACTCTCTCTTATCGCCATCATAATACATTCCTGTATTATAGTCTCTAATTCGCGATTGTTTTTCTGTTGTTGTAATGGGCTAACTGGTTTTTCAAATAAATATACATTCATATATACCTTTCGCGCAACATTTATGTAAACTTTATGAATAAAATTGTCCAATTTCGGTATAGAAATGTCTATTTTCTTTTGCTTATTACCTACACGAATACATGTTAATACCTTTAACTGTATAATATGAACGCACGTTATAAGGTCTTCCAAATAATTACACCCACTTCGCTCAATAATACGTTTACGTTCTTGTTCTACTATTGAGTTGTTCCATTTTGGAACGCGAGCTAATAAATTTTGAAAAGTCATCAAATATTTATTTGCCTCATCATTTTCCAGACATAAATTCCATGACTCATTAAAAATAGAACGTATTCCATCTGTTACTAATGGCGTGAAAATGCTTACTAAACGACTACACCATTCATTTCGCGATTCATGTAAATTGGAAATGACAAAATCATCCATTTATATTTCTGAAATATTTTTTAAGTCTATATTTGAACGTAAAAATAGGTAATCGAACAAATATAATAATAATAATTTTTCACAACGAAATTCGGATTTTATTTTATTGAAACACATACATATATTTACTCTTAGTTTTGCGTCAATTTCTAAACTATTTTCTAACCAGTCTATTAAATCTAAACAGGACGCCCCCTTTTCATAGAATTCATCTGCTAAAATAACCAACTTTGTATATGTAATTGACTGTTTATTTAGTATTAATTCCGTCATTCTATCTTTTACCCACTCTTTTTGCGGTTGCGAATTAATATTGTAATTTTGTTTTATTGCGTATTGGTGCATATTAATGACCCTTCCATTCTCTATATATTCTGGAACATAAATCTCACAAAATCTAGATAAAATGGGGTTTAATAACCTTTCCTTGTTCTCTACTATAATAAAAAATCTTGTATTATAACTAAATAACTCTATACATCTACGAAGAGCTGATTGAGCATCTATTGTCAGATAATCGGCATTTAATAATACGATTGTTTTAAAAATAGCTCCATTATTGGATTGAATATTAGTCTTTGCGAAGAATTTGAGTTCTTCTCTGATGAATTTAATTCCTTTACCATGAGCACAATTAACAAACATAACGTTGGATTTGATTTTCTGTTTATCAGATTCATAGATTTTCATAATAAAATTGTCCACAATTGTTCTCTTACCCGAACCCGATATTCCATGAAAAATAATATGAGGTATTTTATTCGACTTATGAAAGTAATCTAGTTTTTCATATATTTTTTCATGTATATTTAATTCCGAATGTTTGATTTCGGGTGGAGGGCAGGTTGGTTTGGTTATTCCAGTTATAATTGTTGGAATAAATTTTCTTGGTTGAAATGTATTTTGCATATGAAATATAATATATTCAAGGGTTTATATATGTTCGTTTTTAATTATATTGAGCTGTTTGGTAAAAACATAGCGTTCATGATACATAGTTCTCCTACGGAGATTACAATTTAAACATGCTATTACTACGTTGTCTTTATTATGCCCCAATTTATTATCTATTCTTTCCAACGTCCATTGATTAGGTTCTCTAACAAATTCATATAGAACATGAGTGCGGTTTTTACAGTAAAAACAATTATTTTGACATTTCGTCATTAGTTCAATTACATAGTCGAGATTTACGAAGTCATTCTCAGAAAACAAATGTTTATCAATATCTTGAGAACGATAACCAGAAATTTTCTGCGTTATTTGCTGTATTAGTAGGGATTTTATGGATTTGTCATATTCAGTCTCCGGTACTTTATCAAATATTTGCTGAATATATTGTAATTGTATATCTGGCTCTTGTATCATCCATTTATTTGTTGTAGTTATTACACGTTTTTCGCGTATTTTCGGTTCTATAATTTTCGTTTTTTTTGTTGTGACATTAGTTGTAGCCTTATTGTTTAAATCCACCTGTATAGATTTGGTTTCCATGATATTATATTGTTTGATAAAAATATATAAACATAAAGTGTAAATAATTTTATATAGATTTAATAAAATGTCAAATATGTTCTTGCTTCTTCTCTTTTTCTGTAATTTGTTGTTTATTAATTCTTCAAATCCTACAACTATTACTAATTATATTGGCAGATGGTTTCAGCTCTACGGGGACCCGAATGTTTTCCTATATTCAGGATACGGTTCAACTATAAATACATACGATGACCGTCTGTCTTCAAAGAAGCTACAGCGTATGGCAGGTTATGGATACAAAAGAACAGAGAATAATTCAACATATTATACTGTGTACTTTGAAAATTTGCCTCTGGACGGTACCTATCTGTTATTACAGTTGAATAGTATTACAGCTGGCTACTATAAATATAGTATATATGTTGATAATACGGGATATGGGTGGGTCTGGGGCAAAGAAACTGATGGATATACGCGACCTACTATATAATATGCTACTCCTTCCATATATTAAATAATTTTACATTATTTATTTAATAAAAAGCCAAAAAAGAAATGGCTGAGGTTTTTATTTTTGGACATTTTTAAAAATGTCCAATTTTGAAAAGGTGCGATGGACTTTTGCAAAACACCTGTTTTTTTGAGCTGTCTGATTGAAATCGAGTAAAATACAGAAAAAATAATGCAAAAAGTGCGCTGCATAACAAAATTAAATAGTTTTACGAAAACTATGAACATGGACAAAAGTCTGCGATTTTTTTCGGACAGTTTGTGTTATTTTTTCTGTATACAAAGCATTTGTAGTAATAAAATTCACAAAAAGTTGGGAAAATAGACATGGACAACATGGACAAACTCTGTCAGTCCAAAACTCTCAGAATCAGAATGTTATATAAAATTATGTAATTACATAGTTTTATGTGGAATTGTGTGTTTCTAAAAACTATTTGGTAGGTTTTTATCTACTTTAAACATTGCATCAATAACACATCGCTCTTTAAAATTTACAGTTTTATTATTATATTTAATCTCAATATTAACCATATTCACATACTCAACATACTTATAGTTATTAATTATCTCAAGTTTATTATCATAGTGCTTATTTTCTTTGTCTTTGTAATAATCGTACAAAAATACGCGATGGCTTTCTCCTTTTATTGAATCAAATTTAACACTTATTTCATTTGTTTCAAAATAAGAAGTGAAATTATCATAATCTATTGCACCTATTTCTTTATTAGTCGTATAATCGGATTTTATGGGATCTATTAAATTGTTTAATGGCTTAAAATATGATGGGATAGCTCCTTCTCCAAAGCCAGAACGTATAACAGTATCGGTTTTTCTATCTTTTATAATAAAACAGACAGTTTTGTTTTGATTTTCATATTCACCAAACCACAATACATATATTAACCAATCATCATTTAAAATTACATTCCATATATATGATGATAAAAAATGGTCATTTACGCCAATATAATTGTCAAACCAAAAATTGCCACCACTAATATGTTCGCTGTTTAATTTTCCATTTATAATTTTACCTATCATGGGGTTATCACTACACCATTCGCCAGGTGTACTAGTAATTGGGTTATATGGTCTACTTATATTTTTAATATAATCATATCTTGGTATAAATGTAGGTTGATTTGTTGTATAATCATCAATGTACAATTCAAAACTATAATTAATATTTGGTGAATTCACATATACTTCCATTTTGTTTGTTATCATATTAATCCTTTGCATATAAGATTTTCCAAGTTGAATAATCAAATCATTTCCTTCTTTTGTAGTTTTCATTTCATCAAAATTTAATGTTATTTGACTTTGTTCAGTCGCATTTTTTTCAAAATTATATAAATATACGTTCAACACAACACTATTTGATAGTTTATTATTCAAATTAAATAGCGTATATAAAGTATATTTCTTTGTGTGGAAGAAAAAGTAATTATAATAGAATGAAATATTATATATTTTAGTTTGTTGTACTTTATATAAATTCGACCTGTTTTTAACGCCTAATATTATATTATCAGTCATTTCAATTATCCATTTTTTTGTCTGAACGGTATGTAATCGCGATAAAGTGTTAATATACATGAAATAAATTACTAAATATAATATAAAAATTGTTGTAACTAAAACAAATAGATATAAATATAGATTGTTTGCCTTTATTTTTGATAATAATCGTGTTTTCATAAATAATTTATTATATATATATTTATAATAAATTATTTTACTTATGTTTTACAATTATGTTATAAATTATGGCTAACACAATAGGAACACTAACATAGCACCATAAAGATGTAAGAACAAAAATTTCATTATTGTATATAGAAACAATTGATGAGAGTAGAAAGGATAATATTAAAATGATAGATGTATATCTATGTTTATAACTAATCAAAGCCGGAACAAACCATATCAATAGATACATTAACATACTCGGGTTGAAATCAAAAAAATTAGCAGATGTCCATTGCCAATATAAATGACCCTTATTTTTTTTTGTACAAACTGTATCTGAACCATATACGCTGTCCTTAAACTTCATTCCGTTTTCTTTAGTATATAATAATCGAGTTAATATATGAGTAATTGCCCAACAAACAGATAAAGCCATTCCAGTTATAAATATTTGTTTATCACATCCTGCGCTATTTTTGTAATAAAAAAAATTCCACATAAATGGTTGAACGATTACTAAAATATATGCGAATTCAGTCATTAATAAATTATATATATTGCTACACTGATTGACAAAATAATATTGTGTTCCTTGAAGAATTTCCATAATTGAATAAAACAATAGCAACATCGGTAAATAATTATAATTGAAGTTATCATAAAATTTTATATAAATAGCTGCAATAATACCTACTATTGCAAACGTAAAAGACATAGGGGTCGAATAGCACATTTTATTTTATATTATCTTTATATAATTTGTCGATATAATTGTCATGTGCATTTTTTAAAAATAATAGTTGTTTATTTTTTGTAGAATAATGCATCGTTTGTAATCTACCTTTTATACTTCCATCGATAAATAAATATAAGAACAAAGCAAAGTATATTATTTTATATATGATTTTTGCAGGTTTCAAGTAATACAATAAAATGCTCACATTAACAACATACAGTATTCCAGACAATACCATCAAATAATCATCATAATTTTTAAAAATCGAACGAAATGTTGGATGAAATGTAGTTTCTACTTTTTCTAAATTAATATTGTAAAATAATAATTCTGAATATGACAACCAACAGGAATCAAAAATATACCAACCTAAAACTATAGAGAAAACTACTATTAAGTAAAAATATATATCATAAGTGGTTCCTATACCATTAAAAAATAATAGATAAAAAGACGATATTAAATAAACTAAATAGTGAATATAACGTATAATATAGATGTGTATATATTCTGAAACAGAGGGTGTGGCAGAAATATAAGGTTTATTCACTTCATTATTTATAGATATTATTATCATACATAATGCAACAACCGCTATTTTTACATAACCATTCATTTTAGGTTTTATTCGTATAATAATATTATATAAAATATAAGACGCAAAACATAAAATTGAAACTAATTAATCACGAAAAAAGGAAGAAATAAACGCCATGTCAGAACTAGTAAATACGTTTGAACCCACTATTATTGCAGGTAAAAAATCTAAAAAGACCGCAAAAGAAGAAGCCGATAAGGTGTTGAATACTGAAGTAGAAAAACAAACAATAGAAGACTATATAACGGAAGATATTCGATTATATTATGGAAACTGCTTAGAAAAGATGTCATTAATAGCGGATGATAGTGTAGACTTAATATTATGTGATTTACCCTATGGAACCACAAAATGTAAATGGGATACAATTATAGATTTGACCGAATTATGGAAGCATTATAAACGCATTTTAAAGAAACCCCATGGTGTTATATTGCTATTTGGGCAACAGCCATTTACGAGTATGCTGATTTCTTCCAATTATGAATGGTTCAAATATAATTTGATATGGAAAAAAAACAAGACAACTCAATTCCTTTTGGCAAATTATAGGCCGATGAAGTGCACAGAGGATATTTGCGTGTTTTCAAAGGGCGGTGCGGCAGCGGCGTCACGCGAAAAGGGTAATATGACATATAACCCACAGGGATTAGTTGCGGTTGATATAAAAAAACGTAATTCCGAAAAGAGAATAGGTAAGATGTTGAATCAAGCTCATCATTTGGGACCTAATAATAAGTTGATTAGTAACACCGAATATTCACAGAAATTTACAAATTATCCAAATGAACTTATCGAATTTGATATCGAATATGATACTTGTCATGAAACGCAAAAACCGGTGAAATTAATAGAATATCTAATCAAAACATATTCGAATGAGGGAGCAATTGTGTTGGATAATACTATGGGTTCAGGAACAACGGGTATTGGATGTATTCATACCAATCGTAAATTTATAGGTATTGAGATTTTAGAAAAATATTATAAATTAGCAAAGCATAGGATTTTGAGTGACCTCCCAATATAAACTATACAATAAAAAAGAGGATTATTTATTAGGTTATAGATGAATAAAACAAGAACAAACAAAACAAACAAGAAAATACAGACAATTTTTTATACTTTTTACAAATATCACTTATGTGGTGTTATCAAGCATCGTTCTCTTCAACAATAGTAAGAGAACCATCTGCAAGTTGCACAATTCTTTTGGGGTCAGTTTTAAGAATATAATTCAAGGCTTCAACCAGACCAGCAGGATTATCACCAAGAACGCCGATACTGCGATTGCAAGAATCACAAAGATAGCCTCTGAACGTTCCCTTCACATGGTCATGGTCAAAGACTAGTCCATTTCCTTTCTTTGGTTCTCGATGACATTTGGTACAGCTTGAACCCTCAGGTGCTTTGTATGAAATGCCCAAGGTCTTTGCGAGTGCAACTGCGTCATTCTTTGATTTATCGTCTTTTTTTAAGCATGCTCGGCAATTCAATCTGCGGCGTCTAAGTCCAGTCGAATAAAATGCGTCGCTTCCGCATGTATTTCCAGGATAAGATGACAGTGGCTGATTACACCCGCACTTTGCGCAAGGTTCAGATTGGGTTGATGACCACGTCCACTCTTCTTCTGGAGTTTTGAATTTGGTCTTATCTTTTTGACGCGCATAACGCGCCTTTTCTCTATCTGTAAATTTTGGGATGGTAGATGTAGTTGAAGCAACGACATCTGCGGTAGTAAACTCATTAACTAAGGATTGCGACATGATTTTGTTAGTTTGGTAATATAAATTATTTGCAAAAAAGGGATTCAATTTTTTATACACCCTTGAACATTTAAAATGGGACGCTATTCAGCGTCCCACTAGATGTAAAAGGGAAACCGTTACAGATAAATCAATTGAAAGGCACTCCTCCAAGAGAGGAGTGTCCCAATTCAAATGTTTATCGGTGTAAAATCAATTTCGTTTTTTTGGAATACATAATTTTCGTAGAATATGTATATGGATAAAAGTGGACAAAACTCTCAGATATTTCAATCTAAAAATCAAAAAAAACATCATTTTATTAATGAGACTGTAATAAATTCTGAGCATGATACCGCAATTTTTTTTAATGACAACGAAGATGGACAAAACTCTCAATCGGTCAATAAAAACTCTGAACCTTTAGACGAAAATAAGAAAAGGGCGTATATTTGTGAATGTTGCAATTATAGCACTCTCAATAAGAGTGACCATAAAAAACATCTTTTAACAAAAAAACATATGGCAAATTTTAACCAACTTCCGGTGAAAAACGTTGTCTTTGAGAACCCTGCCTTGATAAATAATTCTTGTTATAGATGCGATAATTGCGAAAAGGTTTTTTCAATTTATAATAGTTATTGGAAACATACACATAGACCATGTAAGAAAAAAATAGTGTCTGTCAAACCGAGTGAAGTTATAGACAATAATACGGCTTTAGAAATATTGAAACAAAATTCGGAATTGGCAACAAAAAATAGCGAATTATGCGAATTGGTTCTCACCATGTGTAAAGAAAACAAGGATTTACATAAAATTCTATTAGAACAAAACGCTAATAATGTAATTGGTAACATAACAAATAATACCACTATTAATAATACGAACAACTTTAATTTAAATGTGTTTTTGAATGAACAGTGCAAAGACGCCATTAATTTACAAACCTTTATAAATAATTTGGTAATAACTGTTGAAGATTATGAACAAACAGGTAAAATAGGATATGTAGAGAACATTTCACGTATTTTGATAAATGGATTGAAACAGTTAGATATTTATAAACGCCCAATACACTGTACTGATATAAAGCGCGAAACAATTTATATAAAAGAGAACGACAAATGGGACAAGGATAACGATAAAAATGAAAAAATTATAGGAGTTGTAGAAACTATTGCAGAAAGAAATCTTAAAACATTTCCGAAATGGGCCGCCTTGCATCCTAATCATAGAGAACTTGACTCTATGGATAACAAAAAGTGTTTAGAATTATATAAAGCAGCATTAGGTAGTGAGATACGCGAAGATTTAGCACGAGAACATAATAAAATTGTAAAGAATGTTCTCAAAACGGTCACTATTGATAATGTAAAAAAGTAGCTGCCGAATAAAATTGAAATAATTCATTAGACAATTTAATTTTACAATAAAATCAAGGAAAATGATGCGAACTGTTCCAACGCCAATAAAACGTTCTCGCTATTTAGTTTTCGATGTAGAAACAACCGGACTTTTGCCAAAACAATCCCAGAATCAACGAATATCAATTAGTGATTATCCATATATAATACAACTTAGCTTTGTTATATATGATTTAGAACAACGTAAAATTATAAAAACGTATGATTCTTATATAAAAATACCAGAGACGGTTATTATTTCTCAATATGTTTCTAATCTTACGGGAATTACTAATGAGATTTGTAAGTCGAAGGGAGTGCCAATAACAGACGCTATTAAAAACTTTCATGAAGCTTATATTATGTGCGAAGGCTTAGTCGCACATAATATGGATTTTGACCAAACGATGATTGAAGTAGAGATGGAAAGAAATAAAGCCAGAATTTTAGAAAAAATGCCTGAGTGTTATATGTTATTTAATAAAACATACGAAACAATAAATAATGTTGATAGATTTTGTACTATGAAAAAAGGAGTCAATATATGTAATTTATTGAATTCTCCAATTATGGATGGAGATAGGGTCATAAAGAAATCTTCATTAAAATGGCCGAAATTAGTCGAATTATTCCAAGCATTATTTGGAGAAAAGCCGGAAAATTTGCATAATTCGATGGTGGATGTATTGGCTTGTTTAAAATGTTATTTGAAGATGAGGCATTCGATTGAAATGTAATTATTATAATTTATGTGTAATGTGTAGAATTATTTTTTATTCACGTAAATAGTCGTATCCTTTAGAAAAACTTTGTAGTTTCTTATATTATACTAATATATAAAAATTATTAAAAATGAGTGGCAATTGGATGGATTTGTCTATGACATCAAACAGATATACTCAAACATATATGAAAGGATTTCTTGATATAAGTGGAGGAAATTTATTATTGCGCAATAACCATATTATTGTTAATTCTGGTGATATATCTTTGAATGGTAGGTTTTTTGTAACTGGTGATATATCTTTGAATGGTAGGTTTTTTGTTGATAATGATGTTTCTTTAAATAATAAATTGTTTGTTAACAAAGATGCGAGTTTCAATTCCCGTATCATAGTAGGGTCAGATGTATCGTTGGGAGGCAGATTATTTGTCTTTGGCGATACTTCTATGAATGGTAATTTATTCGTAAAAGGTAATTTATTAGTCCAAGGAGGAACTACAAATATAAATATAATTAATACAACCACTACTAATTACCAATTAATAATCGGTGAAGATATTTCTTTGAATGGAAGA